AATACATTCACATGAAATATTCCATAGCTTTATGTGTTCTTGATTAAATAACTGGTTGAAATGACACTAAGAGCACCTATAATATAGGTAGGTAAGTATATTCTGAGGGGTGTAGATATGTCTGAAACATCAACGATTGAAAGCATGATATGGAACATTGCGGACTATGCGAGGGATGCGATTGACCGCAAGGATTACAACAAGATTGTACTGCCGTTCTCCCTTCTGAGAAGGCTTGAATGTGCATTGGAGCCAACCAGGGATGCGGTGGTTGCCAAGTATGAAGAGAAGAAAAACGAATGGGGCGATGAGGATGACAAGTACTGCACTGTCTCAGGCTACTCCTTCTACAATATCTCGCCAATCCGCTTGAAGACCATCGGCAACCAGACTCTGGCAGCCATGAAGACCTATGTGGAGTCTTTCAGCCCGAACGTCCGTGAAATCTTCCAGGCGTTTGACTTTGAAAGCGTCTGCTCCAAGCTGGACAACAAGAACCTGCTCTATGAAGTATGCAAGAAGTTCAGCGCCATTGACCTTGGAACAGATGTTGTTTCCGACAGAGACATGACGAACATCTATGAACACCTCATCCAGAAGTTCGGCGATGAGATTGCGGAGGATGCCGAAGATTTCATGACCCCTCGTGACATCGTAAGGCTTTCCGTCAATATGCTTTTTGCCAATGAGGAAGACATTCTGGAAGCCGACAAGGGCAATGTCAGGACGCTGTATGAAAACATCCGACCGAAAATGATACAATTTAACATTTCCAGAATGTGCGCATGAAAAAAGGGTGCAAGGTCGAAAATAAGGGTGCAATGTAGATGTCGGGTTATAGCCCGATTTTTTTGAGCCCAAATATTTTACAAATCGCGCTGAAAGTATTTACATCTGGCAACAAGCGTGATATATTTAGGACAAATTTACAAGTAACGCCGAATGTAGATACAAAAGGAGACCTGAAATATGAAGATGGTATCTAAGTTCATACAGATAGAATTTGCTGATTCGAGCATCAAGGCAGCAGACTGTTTACGGGACATCCGTGATGCGACAGAAAGCGCATCTCTTAACCTGTACTCCAGATACAATGTTCAATTGGAAGTTCCGATGTTAATCGGAAACAATGTGGTCCTTGAGGTAAGGGTTCCCGTAGATATGGTTTCCAGTTTTGCAATTGGGAATCATTTAAGAGGTGTTTCTGCATACCTCACTAAAAACTGTAACGGAAGATACAACAGTCACTTAGTTGGAAATCGCCTTCTGGTGTACACGGAAATTCCATCTCCTGAAGTAAAAACACAAGAAATGTCTACTGTTGATCGTCTAGAAGTGGTAAGAAAGGTCGCAAAACTTCTTGAGCGTTCAGATGAAGAAGCAATGGATTACATCAGTCAGATTCTATCCATTCTAAACGATGCAGGCCAATGAAGCATAAATATAGCAACCGCAAATAAGCAGCGGAGAAAGGATAGCAACATGGAAAATGGGATTGAAAACTTAACAATGGGAGCACCGGAATTAGCAAAGCATTCAACTGTAAATGTCAGTCTTACTGGTTGGCCAGCTGCTGTTGCCTTGATGAGCATTCCGGCAGCAGTAGTTGCTGTTTATGCTATCAAGGCATTTGCACATTGCTAAAGGAAGCGAAGCAATGAAGAAGATTACAAACAAGCAATATGAAGAATATCAGAAGTTGCTGGATGACACGAGGCATGGTCGTATGTTGACGCCAGATGGGCTGCGGCTCATTTGTTCCGCGTGCAATTATGATCCGACCGAGATCGGAAAGATAATGCTGGAGAATCTAGCCAATTTACAGGCCAAGGGTGCTGTCAGTATGCATCCCGGACAAGATGTAGATCCAGAAGCAGACAATAGTGAGGTCTGACGAAAAGAATACGTGAATTGCTGCAGAACGAATAAAACGTCACCTCCGGTTTTGTCGTAGGTGGCGCATTTTGTTCTATGGATATTTGGTTTCAGGCTTTGATTTCCATCCCGTTCTTGAAGTTTATCCGGATGTCATCTTTGCTGTAAACCGTGATGAAATCAACGAGGCTCTGGAATTGTACGGCGTCGAATGTTGTCACAAGGTCTTTTTGTTTGCCAAGCGTAGCCAGAAACTGCCGGATAGAAGAGCGGGCGAGTTCTTTTCTGCTGATTTCAGCTTCGGTGTCGGCGAGACTCTTTTTCGCTGCATTGAAGCGTTCTGTCAGGGTGTCATACCGCTTCTGGTATTCTGCCTGATTCTGCGGTTCCAGAGCGTTCTTCTTGATTTCCTTCTGCACCAGTTCAGCTGCGGTACTCATTTCGTCTTCATATTCTGTCCTTTTCCTTTCCAGTCCGGAAGTATCGTAAAGCGGTCCAGCGAGGATCTCGTTATAATCTGCCAGAATCGATTTCTTGTCGGCAAACAGCTTGTTGACTGCTGAGATGTATTTTCCCTTGAGTTCATCATCCGTGAGGACTGGCGTTTTGCATTTCTCACCGCCATCGTACTTATGATTACACTGCCAGATCGTCCGGCGGTATTTGTCATTGGAATGCCAGACCTTAGAGCCGTACCAGCTCCCGCACTGTCCGCATTTTACCTTGCCGGAGAAAACATGAACGCCACTGTAGCGGTTTCTACCGGGGCAGCGGCGCTTCAGTTCATCCTGGACCTGATCGAAGATCTCCGGATCAATGATTGCTTCGTGGTCCTTTTCGACATAGTACTGCGGGACCTCACCTTCATTGATTTTTGTTTTCTTGGTCAGGAAGTCGACGGTGAAGGACTTCTGCAAGAGTGCGTCACCCTTGTATTTTTCATTGGAGAGGATAGCCTTTACCGTTCCGGCATGCCATTTCTGCTTGCCACTTGGCGATGGAATATTCTCCTCCGTGAGCTTAGTGGCAATTCCGTAAGGTGTTGTGCCTTCCATAAACATCCGGTAGATCCGTTTTACAAGTTTGGCCTGTTCTTCATTGACTACCAGCTCGCCGTTAGGCCCTCGGTCGTATCCGAGGAAGCGTTTGAACGGCACGGTCACCTTTCCGTCGGCGAACCGTTTCCTCTGGCCCCAGGTGCAGTTCTCGGAAATGCTGCGGGATTCTTCCTGCGCGAGGCTTGACATGATTGTGATCAGAAGTTCTCCCTTACCGTCGAAGGTCCAGATATTCTCCTTCTCGAAATAACATTCGACGCTGTGCTCCTTCAGCTCACGGATGGTCGTAAGGCTGTCTACCGTGTTTCTTGCGAAGCGGCTGACGGACTTCGTGACGATCAGGTCGATCTTTCCGGCAAGGGCATCATCGATCATGGTGCGGAAGCCGATTCTCTTTTTCGTTCCGGTGCCGGAAATTCCCTCGTCTGTATAGACCTTGACGAATTCCCAGTCACTTCTCGATTTGATGTATTTCGTGTAGTAGTCGATCTGAGCTTCGTAGCTTGTGAACTGCTCATCATGATCGGTGGATACACGGGCATAGGCTGCGACACGGCGTTTCTTGTTCTCGCCAATCGGAGTGGCGGTAATAGGCGTCAGCGTCGCCGGGATGGTTTTTACTTTCCGCTGCTGTTCCAAAATTTCTCACTCCTTATCTGTTTCATCTTCCTGCTCATCTGAGCCTTATATTCCGGAGTCCATCTTTCCTTCATGAGCTGCCGCATGTGTTCTCTAGATTCTTCGCTGCGAGGCGTGAAGGTCTTTTCCGGAGGAGCGTATTGCGTAGTTTCGACCCGTCCGTCTTTAAAGTGAATTTCCAGAAGATCTTTGTCTTTCACATAGATCACCGGAATCTGATTTTTGAAAAGATCCGCATCATATTCAGGAATTCCCATGACCTCGGCGATCTGCTTCTTCAGGACGTCCTCGCGTAATCCAATAGTTATGCAGCCTTTACCATGAGCTGAGCAGCGCCAGTAGTGCATTTTCGGCTTGTTCGGATTGGAAGCAGGCTGCGTGCAACGACGGAAATTACAGCCGCATGCAGTGCATTTGATTCTTCCGGATAGCTCTGTTGTGCCTTTGGCGTAGGGATGCTCACGGCGCTTCTTTGAAGTCTCAGCCCGATATTCAGCTGTCCAACAGTCCTGATGGCCGGTATTCGGAGCAGGACGGGTGATCTTCGTTCCATCTTTTAAGAAGAATTGGAGCGTGTATTTCTCCGGCACTTCGATATGGTCAACCTTTTCAAGAAATACAGCCTCGTTAAATTCGGAAAGCCCAAGCACTTCACAGCAGGCTTTCTCGAGCGCCTTCTGGCTGATTGTGCCACCGACCGGGCACTTCTTATCGGGTTTCTGTTTTTTCTTCTTGCTGCCGCAATTCCAGTATTCCTGAGGGTGACCGTTCTTGTTGCGATGGTTGTGCATGTAGCTGAATCCACAGTATGGGCATTTTATTTTTCCAGTGAAGCAGCAGGTGTTCAAGCTCTTGTTCGCCAGAGCTCCGAGTTCCCGTCGCCGTTCCATCTCGTCCTGCACATATTTCCATGTGTCGTAGTCGATGATGGCTTCATGCGTGTTTTCAATGTAATACTGTGGAAGCTGTCCTTTGTTTTTTCGGCGTTTTTTCGTGATTGGATCCTCTACGAATTCCTTCTGCAGAAGAGTGTTACCTGTATAGGTAATATTGTTAAGGATGTGCTTTAGCTGGGAGTCTCGCATGACGTTTCCGTTCACGGAACGAATACCTTCCGCTTCAAGCTCGCGTTCTGTTTCAAGTCGGGACTTTCCGTCAAGAAAATTCTGAAAAATGCGTTTGACTACTGCGGCTTCTTCCGGGACAATCTCCAGATGATTTCCCACCCATTTATATCCGAGAATGGGCGGCTTTGCAGTCGGGATGCCTTGTTCCATCCGCTTTTTCACGCTCCACTTTTCATTCTCAGATATGGAACGCGACTCTTCCTGCGCGAAGGAAGCGAGCAGCGTGAGCATCAGTTCTCCGTCATCACTGAGGGAGCGGATGTTTTCCTTTTCAAACCGGACTTCCACGCCAATGTCTTTCAGGTGCCGGACCGTTTTCAGAAGGTCAACGGTGTTTCTCGCGAACCGACTGATGCTTTTCGTCAGCACAATGTCGATCTTTCCGGCGTCACAGTCTGCAATAAGACGCATGAACTCCGGGCGCTTTTCCGCCTTTGTCCCGCTGATGCCCTCGTCGGCGTAGATCCCGGCGAACTCCCACTGTGGATTGCTCTGGATCAGTTCGCTGTAACGGGATATCTGCGCCGAGAGGGAATGGTGCAGCCGTTCTGTTTCCATGGATACACGGCAGTAGGCAGCGACCTTTTTCCGCTCCGGCAGGACCGGTTTCATCTTTTTGATTTCTGTAATTTTCTTCATGAAATCAGCTCCTTTCCGTGTCTATTCATCACTCAGACCCGCCGATGGTATCAAGCGTTATCTGAGAATAAAGTGCCGAAAACAGGGCGGTATTTGCGGAGCAGGATTGTATCAATTTCGTCGTATTCCTTCCGGGTGATGATGCCGGATTTCAGCATGGATTTTGCTGCCGACAGGCTCGCTTGGTAGTGGCGCTCGGCTTCGCATTTTTCTTTATTCACTGGTCAGCGCCTCCTTTGAATCTCGCTTTGATGTAGCATGCGTGAGAGCAGTATTTCCGGTGTGCGTTGCCATAGGCGGAAAAGGGTCTGCCGCAGCATGCGCAGGTGAAGTCATATACCGCTTTCCGATGCACCTGGTCCAGATGGCTGTTCCACCATTCCTGACGGCAGGAGCCTGAGCAGAAGCGGATATGTTTTCTTCCCGGAATCTGCCGGACAGGCTTTCCGCAGTTCGGGCAGAACTCAGCGGGTTCTTCAGCGGTTTTCTGCGCCGGGACACGCTTTCCGGCGAGGCCGTTTCTGCGGCAGTAAGACTTGACGGTATTCTTGGAAAGGGAGAGGGCTTCGGCAATCGCGTCATAGCTCATTCCCTGTTCTCTCATACGGAAGATACGGGTTTTCTGTTCATCGGTCATGGATGAGCACCTCCTTCATGTCTTCCGTCCTCAAAAAGACGGGCAAAACGCACCCCTTCGGATTAAAAAGTGCGTCTGCCCGTCAGAAACGTCAGTCTTTCTTATAAAATTCGCATTCGTAGCCGTCCGCACGGAGCAGAAGGCCGGGTGCCCACGGAGGAGTTCTGCCCATCTGCTCGCAGACCGCGTCGACGGATACGTCCATGCCGCATTCGATGATCAGCTCATCGTGCACATGAGCGCAGATAAAGCAGTGGGAGAGCGTCCGCATGGCGTAGCAGAGAATGTCGCGGCTGATCGCCTGGGTAATGTTCTCCACGATCTTCGGACCGTATGATTCGATGCGTTCCCACTTCTTCGTGGATCCAATTCCCATGTATGTGATGGATTCGCCGCCATACTGATTCGGCTGGATCATCGGCTTCACGTAGGCCAGATCTCTGCCGGAAGGAAGATGGATAAAGAGCATCTGGCTTTTGTAGAAGAACCGGATTCCTCTGACTTCCCGGGTTCCCTTTGTCCGGATAACCTCCTTCACAGCACGGTCGACGTCCCACCAGAACTTTGTAATATGCGGATTGGCGGCACGCCATGCGTCCACAATCGGCTGAAGTTCCTCTTCCTGCAGTCCCATGTCGAGCGCTCCCATCGCCTTCAGAGCGCCGACGGAGCCGCCATAGCCGCAGGCGAGAACCGCGATCTTACCTTTCTGCCGGAGCTCACCGTTGATGCCGTGTTTGACGACCGGCTTATGGAACATCGCTGATGCCGTAGCACAATAGATATCTTCTCCTCTGGCAAAGGAGTCCATCGTATGCTGTTCACCAGAGAGATAAGCCAGGACTCTTGCCTCGATGGAAGAGAAGTCGCTGACGATGAATTTCATGCCAGGACGGGGAATAAAAGCAGTCCGGATCAGCTCGGACAGAACGTTCGGAACGGAATCATAGAGAAGATCAAGAGAGTCATAGTCACCGTTTTTTACGAGGGCTCTTGCCTCCGCCAGATCCGGCATGTGGTTCTGAGGAAGGTTCTGTAACTGAATCAGCCGCCCGGAAAATCGTCCGCTGCGGTTTGCCCCATAGAACTGGAACATTCCTCTTGCTCTGTGGTCCCGGCAGGCAGCGTTCTGCATGGCCTGATACTTCTTTACAGAGGATTTGGCAATCTGCTGACGGAGCTTTAACACTTCCTTCAGATCATCCGGAGCAGTTTCCAGAAGGGATGCCACAGCCTTCTTGCCAAGGGTATCTGTCTTAAGGCCGTGGGCACTCAGCCAGTCCTTCATCTGCACGACAGAGTTCGGATTGGAAAGACCGGTCAGCTTCTTGAGCTTCTCGGTAAGAGAGGCTCTTGACCGGCTGTCAATTGCAATGGCCTGTTCTGCCATCTCAAGGTCTACAAGAATGCCTCGGTCATTAATCTCCTGATCGATGTGGTATTCCTCCCAGACCGATTCCGGGACAGGGAAGTTACGCAGGTGCTTTTTGATGGACATTTCCACCTCGACATCGCGGCGGTTGTATTTCTTAAAGACCTCCCATTTATCCGGTGCGTCAGAGGGGAGATTCCTTGTTCTGCCGCCGTTCGCCTTTGTCGGCTTGCACGGAGTGCAGAAGTAGCGGAGGAGTTCCTTGCCTTCTGCCATTTTCTGTTCTTCGAGATCTAATGCCTCGCCGACGCCTTTCAGAGAGAGGGGAAGGCCAAGATAGGCAGACCAGATCATGGAACAGCGCCAGGATGCCGGGTCGAGGTAATTTCGGACGCTGTCTTCCGGAATACTGTAGGTGACAAAGCGCTCCGGGTAATATTTTCTAAGATATGCGGAAAGACAGATCCGCTCAAAGCTTGCATTAAATGCCCACTTTGTTACCGTTTCGTCTGTTAGTGCATCCAGAACATCTTCAGGAACAGTATCGCCGGCAGTCAGATCCAGGACGGTTACCGGATCATTGTCTCTGGCGAATCCGAAGAGAAGAATCTCAAAGGCCGGACTTTCCGTGTACCGGTACACACCAGACTTGTTCAGATCGACGTCTGAGAATGTTTCGAGATCGATACTAAGTGATTTCATAATGTGTCTCCATAAAAAAATAAGCGGCGGGAATTCTGCCTCCCGCCGCCGTTACATGTTGCCGTTATTCAGTTGTCAGTGCTTCAGATCTTCGAGAGCAGCCATGCGTCTTTCGTGGTATTCCTTGTCCCACTGCTGTTTTTCCGCTGCGAATTCCTTGTCACGCTCTGCAGCGGCTGCCTCGTTTTTCATCTTCTGGTCGTGCAGTTCCTTCTCAAACGCATCGTCGCGCTTTGTATTCCGGATGGAAATCACGACCATAGTGATCGTGAGTCCCAGTCCGCCGAGCCCGAAGAGGGCGTAGATGATGTAGAGAACTGTATCAAGAATGTCTTTCATATCGTTGCCTTTCTGCTATTAGCCAAGAAAATCATCATCGCCGTTGTTGTCGGAGAAGTCGGAGAAATCATCAGCTGCGCTGCTGTGAGCACCCAGAGGCTCGCCGTCTCTGATCTTCTGGATATTTCCAAGACCACAGGCCACGCCCTTGTTTCCGTTGGAGTTGAAAGCGTAGAAAGTGACAGATACCCTTGCATAGCAGCCGCTGTAAACTTCGCTGCGATCAAGAATCGGCTGAACATGAGCATCAACGATCTGGGGCGGAGTGGTGCTGTTGGCATTGACGAAGAAGCTGTCCTTGTAGGCCTCGTCATCACGCTCAATATCACCGTCGCGGAGAGGGAGCTTGATCGCAGCCTTGTTCGGCTTCTTGCCGCCGAACTTGCTGATGCCGTCCTCGATAGCGGCATCGACTGCCTTGTTGATGGCGTCAATCGTCTTCTTGTCGGACTTCGGGATGATCAGCGAAACGCTGTACTTTTCCTTGCCGCCGTTGATGGACTTCGGTTCCCATACATTTGCATAAGAGAGTCTTACGATACCGGTTACGACTTTTGTAGAATGATTGTTAATAGGCATAATTAAATTTCCTCCTTGAATTCGTTATGAACATCATCTGCCATTATTTCCGGTCGCCCGTCCGATCTCGGTACGAGCGTCGGTTTGCCCGGCGGCTTCATCACAAGTCCGCCAAGGACTTCATGGAACGTTTTCTTACCCATCAGGCGTTCCATTTCCGTGATGGGGATGAGGCTTCTCCTGTAAATGTCGGTATAGCCGGCATTCTTCGCGGCCTCTGATACAGCCTGCTCATCTGTGTACTTTCTCTTTGAGCGTCCCTCGACAAGTTTGTAGGTTTTCCACTTCTTCCCATGTTCGGCAGCTTCATCTGTGGCATACTGCATCAGATCTTCAGCCCATTTCATCAGTGGATCGAGATCGGGAAGGATCTCATCAATCTCTTCATCCGAGAGGAGGGGTGGCTTCTGGAATTCGTACTTTGCGAGAGCGAGCTGCTTTTCGGCTCTTGCACGGCACTTGACTGCTGCTTTGCAAAAGCGGCACCAGTCGCCGGAGCAGTAATCGCCGAGTCCTTCATTGGCCAGAGCAACTTTAGGTTTTAAGACTTCATCTGCCCATTCCCTGAGGTGTGATACCGTGGTGTTCCAGGTCGAAATATTGTCTCGTCTCGGCTGGAAGATGGTCAGCGATACTTCCTCGAAGTTGTACAGATCTCCGAAGAGATCCAGTGCGCCGAGTGCATAGAGCATCATCTGCGGGTTTTCTTCTGACTCCACGAGCACTCCCTGACCGTACTTCAGATCAATGACATGCATCTTGTTATCGGAAACAATGATGCAGTCGCTGGTCCCAAAGCCATGCGGAATGTAAGCTGAAAGGTCAAGTTCGATCTCCGTGTAAGCCTGAGCATCACTGCAGGTCTGTCTTTCCTTGCCAAGCTGCTCCATGACAAAGTCGCGGTAATCGTCAGTGCATTCCTCCATCTCGTCTGTGTTGTAATCAGACACCGGACGTTTGCTGCGACGCTTGAGAGCTCGCTTTACTTTGTGGTCAGCAAGGGCATGAGCGGCAGTTCCTTCCGCTGAAGCAGGAGAGCTGGTATCACTGAAGGACTTCTCGAGCAGTGCGGAAGGCGTACAGTGAAGCCACCTGTGTGCACTGGAAGGAGAGAGCATTGCGTGATTAACCGGCATTCCCGATCACCTCAGCTTTCTTCAGCATTTCCCTGTAGTGCGAGGGATCGACCGCGCTGAGCTTCTCTGCACCGAATGAGTGGATGAGATCGCGGACCTGGCTTCCATAGCCTTCGCTGCTCTTTGCAGAGAGAACCGTGCGAACTTCCTCGAGTGTCACCGGCTTTTCATCCGGTACGTTTTCTGCAGACGGGGCCGTTTCCGCTTTAGGATCGGCGGGGCTTTCTACACCTGTGAGCTTTTCAATGTGGTCGGCTGTTCTGCGGAAATCTTCTGCGATTGCCTTAAGCAGTTCTTCCTGAGTCATTTGTTTCGCCTCCTTTCATTTCATGGATTTCTACTGACTGGACGCTCTGACCAGGAGAGAGGATTAGTACTTCCGTGTTTTCCCCGAAGAGAGCTGTGAGGAGTTTCATCGGAAGGTGGCGGACACCGCCGCTTACTACCTTTGTCCTGCGTCCGGAGCTGTCCGTGACGTTGATGCGGATTCTGTGTCTGAGTTTCATGTCATCACCTCGATTCTTTGTTGTTCTCCCTTCATGTCTTCCGTCCTCGAAAGGAGGGGAGAAACGCACCCCTGAATGAGAAAAAATAAAAAAAAGCCTGCGGGCATTCGAAGAGGATACCTTCAGGCAAGGAACAGATATTTATTGAACGGTATAGATCAGAGTGGTATAGAATCAGATTAGAGAACAACAAATCGGAGTTTGTATTTAGTAAAATGCAGACAACACCACGGATCGGCTTTTGGTTGGACAATTCCAACCAAACACCACAGCAGACAGCAGAAAACATTCTGAACGCTAGGAAGCCGGTATGATTGTTACATATAAGGGGAAGAAAAATTTCTTTTAGGTACTTGCTTTCCTAAAACTGATGTGATACAATGATTTAATCCAGAAAAGGAGTAAAAAATATGCGGCAAGGTATTCTTAAATAAAACTATAATCAAATAGTGGGAACAAAGGATTATGATAGCTCCTTTTGTAGCGGCTTAGTTTTTTGTACCCAATTTAAGAATACTTTTGCCTTATCAATTTTGACATATCCCCAAAAACAGCAATCACAAACAGGTGTATGCTGTATATGTGTATGTCCGCAACTTATAATCCCCAGTGGTAAAAGTATTTTACTGCTGGGGATTTTTATGCCCTTTGGGGCTGTAAAGGGAGGACAATCACATGAAAATAATCAATATTGGAATTCTTGCCCATGTAGACGCTGGAAAGACGACCTTGACGGAGAGCCTGCTATATGCCAGCGGAGCCATTTCAGAACCGGGGAGCGTCGAAAAAGGGACAACGAGGACGGACACCATGTTTTTGGAGCGGCAGCGTGGGATTACCATTCAAGCGGCAGTCACTTCCTTCCAGTGGCACAGATGTAAAGTTAACATTGTGGATACGCCCGGCCACATGGATTTTTTGGCGGAGGTGTACCGCTCTTTGGCTGTTTTAGATGGGGCCATCTTGGTGATCTCCGCTAAAGATGGCGTGCAGGCCCAGACCCGTATTCTGTTCCATGCCCTGCGGAAAATGAACATTCCCACCGTTATCTTTATCAACAAGATCGACCAGGCTGGCGTTGATTTGCAGAGCGTGGTTCAGTCTGTTCGGGATAAGCTCTCCGCCGATATTATCATCAAGCAGACGGTGTCGCTGTCCCCGGAAATAGTCCTGGAGGAAAATACCGACATAGAAGCATGGGATGCGGTCATCGAAAATAACGATGAATTATTGGAAAAGTATATCGCAGGAGAACCAATCAGCCGGGAAAAACTTGCGCGGGAGGAACAGCAGCGGGTTCAAGACGCCTCCCTGTTCCCGGTCTATTATGGCAGCGCCAAAAAGGGCCTTGGCATTCAACCGTTGATGGATGCGGTGACAGGGCTGTTCCAACCGATTGGGGAACAGGGGAGCGCCGCCCTATGCGGCAGCGTTTTCAAGGTGGAGTATACAGATTGCGGCCAGCGGCGTGTCTATCTACGGCTATACAGCGGAACGCTGCGCCTGCGGGATACGGTGGCCCTGGCCGGGAGAGAAAAGCTGAAAATCACAGAGATGCGTATTCCATCCAAAGGGGAAATTGTTCGGACAGACACCGCTTATCCGGGTGAAATTGTTATCCTTCCCAGCGACAGCGTGAGGTTAAACGATGTATTAGGGGACCCAACCCGGCTCCCTCGTAAAAGGTGGCGTGAGGACCCCCTCCCCATGCTGCGGACGTCGATTGCGCCGAAAACGGCAGCGCAAAGAGAACGGCTGCTGGACGCTCTTACGCAACTTGCGGATACTGACCCGCTTTTGCGCTACGAGGTGGATTCCATCACCCATGAGATCATTCTTTCTTTTTTGGGCCGGGTGCAGTTGGAGGTTGTTTCCGCTTTGCTGTCGGAAAAATACAAGATTGAAACAGTGGTAAAGGAACCCACCGTCATTTATATGGAGCGGCCGCTCAAAGCAGCCAGCCACACCATCCATATCGAGGTGCCGCCCAACCCGTTTTGGGCATCTATCGGACTGTCTGTTACACCACTCCCGCTTGGCTCCGGCGTACAATACGAGAGCCGGGTTTCGCTGGGATACTTGAACCAGAGTTTTCAAAACGCTGTCAGGGATGGTATCCGTTACGGGCTGGAGCAGGGCTTGTTCGGCTGGAACGTAACGGACTGTAAGATTTGCTTTGAATACGGGCTTTATTACAGTCCAGTCAGCACGCCGGCGGACTTCCGCTCATTGGCCCCGATTGTATTGGAACAGGCATTGAAGGAATCGGGGACGCAGCTGCTGGAACCTTATCTCTCCTTCACCCTCTATGCGCCCCAGGAATACCTTTCCAGGGCTTATCATGATGCACCGAAATACTGTGCCACCATCGAAACGGCCCAGGTAAAAAAGGATGAAGTTGTCTTTACTGGCGAGATTCCCGCCCGCTGTATACAGGCATACCGTACTGATCTGGCCTCTTACACCAACGGGCGGAGCGTATGCCTTACAGAGCTGAAAGGATATCAGGCCGCTGTCGGTCAGCCGGTCATCCAGCCCCGCCGTCCAAACAGCCGCCTGGACAAGGTGCGCCATATGTTTCAGAAGGTAATGTAAAGATACATAATCGTCAAGACGGCAACAATCAGAAGTTATGGAGGGTAACAATGGAATATAGTAAGGAAGATTTAATGGAAGCAAAAAAGCAAATTTGGGGAGTGGGAGAGAACATGGGAACAGAGGAAAGTAAAAAAATCTGGGAGGAGAACGCACAATTTTGGGATAATGCAATGGGTGACGAATCTAATGAATTTCACAGAGAGGTAGTGCGTCCCAAAGTAACGGAACTTCTATCTCCTAATCCTGCGGATTACATTTTGGATATTGCGTGTGGCAATGGAAATTATTCTTCGTATCTTGCACAAAGAGGCGCTTCGGTTGTCGCTTTTGATTACAGCAAAAAAATGATAGAATTGGCTAAAAGACGGCAATCACAATATGCAAAACAAATTGAATTTTGTGTGGCGGATGCGACCGATAGAAAAAGTATTCAGCATCCGGGCAATCTTGGTGGGGCCGTTCCCGGCAAGGCACAGACTGAATATCTGCTTTACAACAGGTGCGGCCTCCGGGTCAACAACGAAGTGTCCGTCCGGGCCTTTCAGATAGCCATAGACCGGCTGGCTGGTGATGGGTTTTCCGCTCATGCCTTTAGCCCGGAAAACCGCTTTGATTTTCTTGCTCGTGTCCCTCACCATCCATTCATTAAATAAATTCCGCAAGGCGCTCATGTCGTTGTCGCCCTGGGCGCTGTCCACGCCGTCATTGATGGCGATAAAGCGGACGCCTTTCTTTGGGAAGGTAATTTCTGTAAATAGGCCCACTTGCAGATAATTCCGTCCCAGGCGTGAGAGGTCTTTCGTCACGACCGTCTTGACCGCGCCGCTCTCCACAGCGTCCATCATCTCGGTGAAGCCGGGCCGCTGGAGTTTCACAAAACAACCCACTGATTCGTAAAGGAGAATGTAACTTCATGTTTGCTAAAAATTCAAAGGCATATTCTGTCTACCTGCTGTTCCGATTTGTCTGTTCCCTGGCGGTTTCTATGTCCACAGTGCTTTCCAACGTGTACCTCCTGGAGGTGGTGCAGCTGGATGCTTTCCAGCTTGTCCTGGTAGGGACGGTTCTGGAGACCTCCTGCTTTCTGTTCGAGATGCCCACCGGTGTGGTGGCGGATTTGTATAGCCGTCGGCGCTCGGTGCTGATTGGAATGTTCCTCTACGGCCTGGGCTTTCTGATGGAGGGTGCGCTACCGTGGTTCGCGCCGGTTCTGCTGGCCCAGGTTGTCTGGGGTTGCGGTGATACCTTCATCACCGGCGCTCTGGAGGCGTGGATTGCCTCGGAGGAAGAGGACAAACCCATAGACAAGGTGTTCCTGCGGGGCAGTCAAATGGGGCAAATCGGCGGCGTTCTGGGCGTGGTGCTGGGCACACTGCTGGGAAACATAAACCTGCAAATGCCTATCATCTTGGGGGGCAGTTTGTGCTTGTTGTTGGGGCTGGTGATGGTTCGCATCATGCCAGAAACCAACTTCTCCCCTGCTATTGAGGAACGGCAGGGCTTGCTTAAAGACTTTGTCTGCCTGTTCAAGCTCAACCTGGGCTTTGTGAAAGGCGAACCTGTGTTGCTGGCGCTCTTAGCAATCACACTATGCGGGGGACTTGCCAGTGAAGGCTTTGACCGGCTCTCCACCGCTCATTTTCTGGATGACACGGTAATACCCGTTATCGGGCCGCTGAACAGCGTCACTTGGTTCGGTGTTATCAGTCTTATCGGCAGCGGCTTAGGTATTCTGGCTTCTCAGTTGCTCATCGCCCGCATGGAGAAAAAAGGGACTGTCAGCCGAACCAGTGTGGTCATGTCCACCAGCGCCGGGTATATCCTGTGCCTGGTTCTCTTCGCGGTGGGGCGGAGCTTTTGGTTCATGTTGTTGATGTTCCTGCTGGCGGGGCTTATGCGCACCATCAAGGAGCCTGTGCTGGCCGCCTGGATGAACGACCATGTGGATGAGAAAATGCGCGCCACAGTCTTTTCCACCAGCGGACAGCTGGACTCTTTCGGGCAGATCATCGGCGGGCCTATTGTGGGGCTGGTAGCCCAGCAGGTGTCCATACCCTGGGGGCTGGTCTGTACCGCTTTCCTGCTGTTGCCCGCGCTGTTCTTAGTGCCGGTGGCGGGAAAGAAGCGGGATTGATATGGCATAGTTAAGTTTACTGACGAGCGGGAGATTACTTCCGCTCGTCTTCATTTAGTAGCGCAAAATTTGAGGACTCTTTATTTCCTTATTCGGTATAGCGGAGGCGGCTGTCAATTCGACATAATTTTCTTGTGATACTTTACCGTACATGAGCATTAGGAATAGGAATGTATCTTTGTGTGGTAGTTGTTACTTGCACAGGTATTATTGTTTCAAAAATCAGTTCCAAGCCAAATGAAGATACTCCTGAAGAAAAAGAAGAATGACCAATTCCAGTTTGTAGAGAAAAAAATAAGGCCAGAGGATAGCTCATAAGAGTCGTCTTCTGGCCATTTCTTACTTTACGCGGATTTTCCATCCAACCTGGATCAGGTTCACATTTCGGATCAGCGTAGGATTGAGCTTCTGGATTGTGCCGACAGATGTGCCGTACTTCCTTGCAATGGCAGAGAGCGTATCACCGGAACGCACGGTGTAATAGATCACCTGCGGCTGGCTATGGGCCCCCATCAGCTCATTTACTCTGGTCTGAACAGCGTCATAGCTGTATCCAGCGGCAGCAAGACGGTTCTTCCTGTCGTCTCCGTTTCCCCATGAACCGCTCAGAACTTCATGCGCGATTTCATCCACGCTCTTTCTTGCCGGCGCTGGTGCCGGAGTGGGAGCAGGAGCCTGCTGCTTTGCAAACCCGTTGAATCCACCGGTCTTAATAGTGGACGGATAGTCGATGTAGGAAATATCCATATCGACGTTTCCGCTGATGCCGTTTACTGAGCCGGTGGAAGAATACTGCCAGATCCCGTAAGCCCCGCAATAGGTACATTTGGAAGCATACTGAGCGACCCAATGTGTGAATGGCGTGAGCTTGGAATCATCCAGTCTCTCACGGAAGCCGGAATCGGTGGAGCTGTAAATCCCTGCAAAATATCCAGCCGCTTCCAGTGCTCGGCAGAATGCAATCGTAGCTTCCGTAGCGCCTGCCTTGGCAGAAGGAGCAGTGGCTTCCAGATCAATAAAGACAGGATATTCGAGCTGCTTTCCCTTGAGCTGTGCAAGGAAGCGTTCTGCATCTGCCTTTCCGTCTGCTGCGGAAGTGCAGCCAGGCCCGACAAAATAATATGCTCCGACAGCGATTCCATTTGCCTTGGCGTTTCTATAGTTTTCTTCCCATCTGGGATCTGTATAGAATCCAGCATCGGATCCACCAGACTTGATAATCGCAAACTGAATACCGGACGCTTTTACTTTTGCCCAGTCAATGGCTCCCTGCCAGTGACTGACGTCAATTCCTCTGACTTCCATAATGTTATTCCTCCTTCATAAAGAAAGCCCTCCGGTAATGAGCCGGAGAGCTTCAAAGCGTTTGTCCCATTTACGGAAGGGACAGCCGGGATGTGAGGATCACCTCCTCTCACTGATTGGTCTTTGTCAGCTGCTTGTAGATCTGGTTCACACCAGTCGCTGCAAGACCAGACACGATGCCGACTGCGAGGGCGTTGATGATATCCTTGGCTGGGAAGTCCGGCATGAGATACAGCCCGGCGATTCCGAGCACGGCACCGACGCAACCGCAGATCACCGGGATCAGCTCATCCTTCACGGAGCCAGCCGCCTTGCAGCCGATACCGACGAGATAGGCGATCACCGTGATTGCTGCCACACTAGCGATTCCAAAGTCCATAGCTTCATTCCTCCTTTTCTTTACTGTCTGCCGAGAGGGGCAGTTCCTGACACTTTTTGTACAGGGTTTCTCCGGTTCCGTTGCCGCCAAGTGCCTTGTATGGTTTGTACAGGTACTCAAGATTGCTCCGATCTTCCGGAGTGCAGTATCCTCGAGCAATAAAAAAGCTGCAGGCCTGATAAATCCGGTCGTGCAGCAGTGCCATCATTCCTTCTCTGATCTGTTCGTTTTCCTGTTTTCTTCGCAGAAGTGCTCGCCAAAGCCATGTGATGATGGCGATGACCAGAGCGAACAACTCCTGAATCCAATACTTCAAAATGAAGTCTATCAACGGTATCACCTCCTTCATGACACATGCTTTGCAATGTCATAGACTTCTGTTGCAGCCGTAAACTTGCCGGTCGATTCACCGGTCCGATAAAAAGAGACGCATTCTCCTTCGTTTACGGAGAAGGTCGTGCCAAAGAAAGAAAACGTGCCATCCGAGGTCGATTTCTTCTCCATCCGAATCATGGCATCACCATTTTCAAAAAGATAAAGCTCCCAGATCTGATTCACAGAGGAACTGCCACTGTAGTATTGATATCCTTCCCATCGAATCTTGTAGCAGGTGATGCCGATATCAGTCAGCTTGTAGTTCCCGTGTGAGAGGAGATGCGCCTTGGCGTCTTTTCGGTTTACCTTGACCTCTTCTGAACCGGAACCAGTGACTCCGATCCACGAGTTCGTGCTGACGTAGAACGTGGTGTAAGTCTTACCAGCCAGCGGCCACGAGAAGTTTTCGTTCCCGACGGTATAGGTCTGATCATCTACATCACTCTTCAAGATGTAGGAAAGGCCATCTACATCAGCGAGGACATCGGTTAAGCTGATGCTTTTCAGAACCTCGTCAGCCCCGGAGTGATGCTTTGAAATATCGTATTTCTCAGTTACGATATCAAACTTCGTTCCATAGTAATCTTTCCGGTAAAACGAGACATATCCACCAGCGCCGGGATTCGTGAAGCTATTCCCGTTGATCTGGTATGATCCGCTGCCGTTTGTGCCGAGTGATGCAATCCGGATATAAAAATCGCCGTTGCCAAGGAAATACAGGTCCCACATTCCACGGTTGGATTCGTTCTGGCTATAGGGCATGTAGCCGTCCCATGTGATTCTCGTGGATGAAATGGCATCATCTACAGGGACCTCCTGAAGGCTGATTGTTTTGTAGCCGTTATCTCTCTGGTTGATACCGAGCGTACAGCCGCCGGCATTAAATAGGCAGTTACCGGTAACTGAGCAGGAAGTGTACAGCGATCTTGCCTTTGAAAGCGTCGCCTGTAGATTCGGAAACTGAATGATACCGAATTTTGAAGTGGTAATGCTGCAGGTTCCCTCATCGGAATAGGTATTGGTTATGGTATTTCTGCCCAGATCGGTGTTATCAAAAAGATCCAGCGTATTGATGATCGGGAGCTTTCGCCGGATGGAGTTTCCGTTGTGGTTCAGATATCCATCGCTGTTTATGCGGATAGAAAATTCCTCTCCTTTTTTCACCTGGCTGGTATCGATTGTGAGTTTTAACATCAGCCGGTTCACATAGGAAACCGCCGATACCACAGAGCAGTCGATATCTTTCAGCTCAATATCCGGTGACAGGATGGTATCGGAGAGGAGCCAGACAGTGCTGATGTCGTGCGGAAACTCAGAAATCACAGTCTCTTTGGAATCCGTAATGAATACGTAGTTCTTACCACCGGCGCCTTCCGAGCCATCCGTCGGGAGAGTAAGAATAGCAGCCGGCATTTCTGACACCTTATATTTTCTGGTCTCACCGTTCTTTTCCCGGATGGCATCGGCGATGAGCTGTATGTTTTCTTCGGTATATAGCTTCTTCATTAATATTCCCCTATGTCTCCGTCTTCGAGCTTTGCGTTGAGAGCAGCAAGCGCATCGTCGATTTCCTTCTTCGAGTAAGTATCAGCAAGCCTTATCTTCAAATCATCCAGATCATCCTTGGAATAATAGGGCTCCTCATAAGTGCTTTCTTTTCCAGTGATGGAAAGCCGGATCACGTTGCTGTCCTTGGAGCAGTACTGGCCTTCATCCGGAAATCCGATGCAGAAACAGTCATAGGTTCCCGAGACAATCGGAGGATCCACGGCAAATGTCAGATCATAGCTGATATGATCCACGGAGAAAGCGCCGTCCATCATCACAAGACGATAGCAGCGATATTCCGTCTTTTCCGGAGGCGTGATTGTGAAAGTAATCGTGCCATCACTGTTCTGGACAGCAGAAAGTTTTGGAGCATCGGTCTTTTCATTTTTGGGATTTACAGGCGCGACAATTCTTGAGATGTCACGAAAAGCGATCTTATAAAAGGCAATGGCTCCAACATCCGGAAACGTCTTCACGCCAAGCCTCTCCAGACGGTTTCCTGCAATTCTCTGTCCCGGAGTATTCCACTGCACTTCGTCGTAGTCTGTATAGGACCACGATTTGTTTTCTTCATCGTAGATTCCGATTGCGTGAGTGTTTTTATCCTCTTCGGTCATAGAGAAGGGGAGAACATAGTACTGGACCAGCTCTCCGTCAGTAGCCTCATGAATGATGGATAGCTGCCGGACAAACTTCGGAGATGGGTTCTTGTCATACGCTGTCAGATTGATCGTCTTATCAAAGGTAAGTGCCATGAACACATCTCCTCCTTTCTGTCAGACTGTAATTTCAAGAGTCGCTGAGTAATCGATGACTGTTTCTCCTGTCTTGAACGGGCGATCCATCGTAACATTCATTGTGATCGCAGCTCCGCTTGCCGGAGCCTCCTTGAAGTGAATGTATCCGTCCTGAACCTTGCCAAGGAAAGGAACCGCTGCCGGATCTGCACTGAAATCCACCGTCGATGTATCTGCTGTGGTTTCCAGTTTCCAGTAACGTCCCGTCGCATCGAAGTCCTTTTCCAGAACCATGTTTGCGGCCTTTGCTTCTGAGAAAACTTCTGTATAAGTCTCTCCGTCGGTAGAAACACTTAACGTGAAAGTTGCCGCCGTAAAGGAAGCGGGGAGTCTAAACTTATTGAGTTCATAAGAATCACCCAGATCAAAGATCACTGGGTTGCCCTTATAGATCCGGGAGACAAATTCCGAATCCTTGTAATTGGAATACCAGCCATTGGTGTTTCCGAAATCCGTCGGATAGTTGGAAGGCCACTTGTAGAGGGGCCTTGTGAAGAGGCCGACTCCGGACCGGTTTTTCTCCCGGTTGCCGCCGGACGCTTTGGCTCTTGCAAAAGGTGTCAGCTCCTGCAGCATTTCATGGCTGTTGTCATTGATAACCGTGTAATCTACGCCACGAGTTAGAGTATTGCCACCCACGGTAATAGAATCCGTGTCCTTCACAAAATAACTGAACGGGCAGAGAAAATCTTTCGTTGTTCCGTCGCCGGTACCCACCGGATATCCGGTGATCGTATAATTCGGCACAAGCTCGGAATTGGGAAGTTCTGCATAGCAGACGCCACCGATCAAGATGGTATTGAAGTACACCGGATAATCAAGCAGTGTTGCAGGCGCACGGAAGTCAAACTTAGCTGTCCGTTTGCTGTCTGCATAGGAATTGCTGCTCTGCGCTTTTCCGTAGCCGTAGCAGGAGTTCGTGCAATAGTAGCTGCCATAACTCGTGCCGATGTACGAATAGGTGCTTGTCATTTCGCCGTCGCCGATAGCCGCATTGCTGTTCGTGCAGAGCTCCAGAAACAGCGATCCAAGATCGCCCCAGCCTCTTTCTGTTTTCTGTCCCTCGTCATCCTTTGCTTTTTTCATGTAAAGCTGAGTGTGGCGGACAGGCACTGCGATCCAAGGACTGGATGCAGAGAGTGTCATGGTAATTCTGGCAGTTACGATCACGCGGGTGAGATCATCCTTTTCAATCGTGATCGGGTTGCTTTCGGCGTCCTTGATGAGAGCATGGGTGACAACCGTTGAGCTTACCAGAACGCCAAGCTCCGTGATGGTTCCGACATGGTCAGTATCCGGAGGAACTTCGCCGACCAGCGTATGGATGGCAGCCTGTTTCTCTTCATCAAGCGAAACGGTCTTTGTGCAGGTGATATCCCAGAGCTTTGTAAATACGTCAGTATCTGAGCTGGCCGGAGTTCCCGTGCCGGAGCCAAGACGGACTCCGGTGAAGTTGAAGCTCACGTTCAGCATGTTCGAGAGAACCACATTTCCGAAGTGGTATTCTTTTTTCTTGCCGCACCGCTCTACGGTGACGGTATATTCGTTTTGAAAACGGATCTTACATTTACTATCCATCTTATCCTCCTTAGATCGGTGCGTCGCTCGTCATGTAAGTCTTGATCTCTGCGGTGACGGAAGCTTTAAGCTCTCCCTCATCGGAGACGGCCATTTTTGTTTCCTTTACCTGTCTTGTGATAAAGGAAGAAGTCATGGCTGCGTGAAGGGTTCCTTCATCTGGCTGGATGCTTGCCTGATTCTGAACCTGATGGGTTGTGATAACAGAAGTTGCGGCAATGTGAATTCCTACCGTTTCTTCGATTTCAATATTCTTAACAGTGATATTTCTCTCAATGGTCCAGCTGAAGCCCTGGTCATAGAGTAAAAGACGGTTTACACCATTTCCGTTCGACAGGTAAAAGGGTGTATCTTCTGCAGAAATATCAACTTGCAATACAGCTTCCTTGGCTCTTGTAGCCGCCACTTCATCTTTCGTGGTAATCACGAGATCCGTACCATCGAGACTTAAGGTATAGCTATTGCCAGAGAGCTCTTTGCCGTTCAATGTCACTGTGACGGCACTTCTATAGGAAGAATCAAAGGCTTTGATATCATACGGATACCGGATACGGAAAACTTTCTCCGGAGCAACCGGGTCGTCAAAGAGCACGGCCTTGCCAGTAAAATCAATCGCATCGCCATTACGGAACATGCTGATGCCGATCTTATTGTTGTCATTAAAGTCTGCATTCTCCGGATAGATGGACTGGCCGACATAAGTTCGTCCGGTGATCATCCAGTGATTTTCGGAAGCGCTCGTCAGTTCAAAGCTTAGGCGATAGTCATTGAGACGATGCACATTGGCTTCCAGCCATTCCGTTCCTTTCCCGATCTCTGTTTCATTGGACCAGATCTTCGTCTTGGTTTCGGTATTCAGCGTGTACTGACGATAAAAGACAGAGCCGTCCGTCTTTACATAGAGAAGAACCAGTCCCTGATCCTGTTCCGGATACATTTCCGAACTGTAGCCTTTGCAGGCATGAACGGATTTCACACCTTCTGCGGCGACAAATCTTGTCGTTTCATCGTCACCTTTCTGGGCATAAAGGGTTCTTGTCGTTTCATCCGTAATCCAGAAGATCCACGGCTGATCATCTGTTTCAATCGTGAACTTCTCGGCTCCGGTCCGAAGAACCCAGGATCCATCAAACTCAATGGCAGCATCCAGCGCTTCTCCGGGTGTATAGACACCTTCCCATTTAATGACACTTTTTGAAGAGGACTTGTATTCCCGGCGGCTGATGAGAAGTTTCCCGTTCTCGATTCCGGCACACCAGATCTGATCTGGACCGTCTGATTCGGATAGCTGCCGCATGGAAATATCACGAATGTCCATGCCGATTTCATCAACAGCCTCTGCGAAGTTTCCAGCGTTAATGGTAAAAAAGATACCTCTTGGCTGAACTTCAATCGTGCCGATTGTGCACTGAACAGTGATAAGCGCCTCATGATTTCCGGACACTCGATGAAGGTAGGAGTGAGGGATTCCGATGGTGCCATCACCGGCAGGAAGGTCATAAATCAGAGGAGAATAGAGCTCTTCAACAGTCGTATCGTAGACTCGGACGATCATCGTTGTGGACTGGTCCGTCCGGTAATGAATGAGAAAATGTCCCTCGACATCTGCTTCCTTGGAGATGTAGTAGGAGATACATCCGGCGATTCGTTCAGACTGGCTAAAGGATAATGTCCCGGTATTGTAATCGTAGAGCAGGCTGTTGATAGAACTCGTAATCGAATTCACTTCATCAACAAGGCCAGAGATGTCCTTATCGCTCTTACTGTTTCTGGTAATGAGAGCCGGATTCTTCCCGACGCCAGACATTTCATATTTCTGGTTGTAGGAGAACACGAACTTCGTCATACAGAAAAGCCGGTTATCATCTGCATGTCCACCTGTGAATCGGAAAACATCCATAAGGTCATAGGCAGGGTTCCCGATCATTTCAGCCTTGAACGGCACATACTGAATACTGCCAAGAGCTGTGAGGATGCTTTTCCGCATAACGTCTACATCACCGTTCTGCAGGAAGGGATTCTCGCCAAGGTTATAGGTCAGGGCATCATCAGTATCTTCTCCGTAGTATTTTGTTTCCTGAGCAGCGATATCCACGCAGGAAAGTCCGGTGTACCTTGTCACATAATCGCCGAAGGTACAGCCGGTAAACCGATGAGCCGCATCAATCGTATCGACCGGAATCTGATCGTAGGGACGAAAGATGATCTTTCCTTCACGGTCTGCAAAAACGTTACAGGCCACAGCCTGCGCAACCCACGAGAGGAAGGTTCTCCAGCTCTCGATGTTGTTGTCAGTATAGAGACTGAAGGTCATATTTCCGTTTGCAAAGGAAGCAAACTCCTCTGCAGAAGTGCCAAGTTCCAGATCGCAGGAGCGGCAGGCGATAGAGGCGAGCCGGTAGGCGGTCCCCGTCAGCGTCGATGCGGAAAAACTCCGGTCAAGCTTTGACATGTTGTCATAGGCTGTGATTTCAACTCCGCTGTTTCCCCAGTTCGCTTCCGAGATGGTAAACACGCCAAGCGGAATGTCCTCATAGCTTCCATCCGCAAGACGCATTCCGAAGAATGGACGGATACCAGCATCCTTTAAGGAATAGCGCTCATCCTCCATGCCTAGAAGCGTTATTTTAAGCTCTGCGATATACACCTGACCGATTAGGACCTGCGTCTCATCCGAGCACTGGTTTGTAATGGAAAACGAGCCCGAAAGGATGTGGGAATCATCAAATACCGTGTTTCCGATGGTTCCCCGCATCCGATAACTCTGGACAGGCCGCTGCATGGCTTCTTTATACTGTTCACTTACTTTGTACATGGCAGCCCTCCTCCTTTAAAATTCCTGCAAATCAAAATTCACGGTATAAAGTCCGTTCGTGCCTCTCAGGACCGGTTTTGAAATTTCGCATCCGCATTGTCCGGGTCTTATAGTCCTGTGTTTTCAGGTCATATAGCTTCACCTGAATGGAATCCTTGTCCCGGAACTCAGCGAACTTTGCAGCCCAGCGGCTGGAACATTTAAATATCTTCATATAAATCATATGTGTTATGCCCTTTGCTCATACAGATATAGGGAACCCTCTGCAGATCATTCAAGGTCTGAAAACTCTGATTTTTTATTTTGAATTCTGAACCGATGACGGGAATATCATGGAACGATTTGCAGATTACCTGCCGGAATGGTTTATGCAGTTCAACTGTAGAAGTAATGAATGCAAAGTCCATAATCCCCTGACTTAATTCTTTAAGTGATTCCTGTGAAGGCATGTTCTCAAGGGAGATCATAATATTCGGATACTTTTCGTGAAACTGTCCGAGCAGGTCATCCAGAGAGCCACGGAGTCCGATTTCATTCGCACTGATGTTCAGATGCCCTTTTTCCATGTTTGAAAATTCAGCTACGGTAGAGATCCCTTTTTCAAGCTGCTCTACCGCGACTGATACATGCATATAAAGCTGATTGCCTTCTGGGGTAAGAGTGACACTGTGCTTGTCTCGGAAAAAGAGCTTGCAGCCAAACTGATTCTCAAGGGATCCGATCAGTCGTGTAACTGCTGGCTGACTTGTTCCTAATTCGATAGCCGCCTGAGTAAAGCTTTTATATTCTGCAACCTTGGCGAAGGTTTTCAAATGTTCATAATTGATGTCCATATTTTTTACCTCACCAATAGCATATATCAGAAAGATATAACCAAGCGAAAAAGTGATATTTTGAAAACGCTATCCTTTCCGTTATCCTTCAAGCGTAGGCAGCACCCCGAACAGCTGCCGAAACAGCCATGCAGGTTCCGGGGAAACCTATAGTGGTAAAAGGAGGACACAATTATGGCGAAAGATTACAAAAATCTAGCCGAAACTATCGTTTCAGATCTTGGCGGACTTGAGAATATCGACCAGGTTATTCACTGCGCAACACGTCTTCGGTTCCAGCTGAAAGACGCGAAAAAAGCGGAAACAGAAGAAATCAAGAAGATTCCGGGTGTACTCGGAGTTCAGAACAGCGGCGGCCAGTATCAGGTCCTGATTGGCACTGATGTCGGAGAAGTGTTTGATGAAGTAGTAAAGGCGGGCGTAGCTGATGGTGGAACAGATTTCTCCGATGCGGAAGAACCTGAAGCAAAGAAGAGTCTGATCGACCGTTTCATGACAATGATTTCTGAAGTCATGTCTCCATATATTCCGATCCTTGCTACTGCCGGAATTATCGGCGGAATTATTTCTCTTCTTGCAAGCATGGGAGTCATGAACAGCGAGGGCCTTACTTATCAGGCATTCTACGCGGCGGCAAACTCGGTATTCTATTTCTTCCCGATTCTGCTCGGATTTACCGCAGGAAAGCATTTCAAATGCAACCCATATGTTTCTGCAGTTCTTGGCGCATCCCTTGTTTATCCGAACCTTGCAAATATGATTGTGTCGGGAACACAGGTTCAGATGTTCGGGATTAACTTTACTGCAGCGTCTTTCTCTGGGACATTCATTCCGATTCTCCTTGCAGTTTGGGTAATGAGTCATCTGGAAAAAGGACTGAAAAAGGTTCTTCCTCAGGTGGTACAGTTCACATTTGTCCCGTTACTCTGCCTTGCAATCATGGTTCCGTTGACAATCATGGTGATTGGTCCGATTTCCGGTGTTCTGGCAACAGCAATTTCTGCAGCATATAAGGCACTGTTCATTTATCCGCTGATCGGATGCGTACTGTTCGGAGCATTCTTCATCGTTATCATTATGCTTGGACTTCATTGGTCTGTTATCCCTATTCAGCTAGCAGTTCTTGCGGAACAGGGCTATGAATATGGACTTTCTGCTGGTGGAATGGGAAACTATGCGCTTCTTGGGGTCTGCCTTGGTGTTCTGTTTGCATCAAAGAATGCTAAGAAGAGACAGGTTGCTGGTTCTGCAGCTTTCGTAGATGCGTTGTCCGGTATTACTGAGCCAGGCCTATACGGTATTGTCATGACGAATAAACGTTATCTGATTTCTCTGATTGTGGGCGGCGCAGCCGGCGGTCTTATCATTGGCTTATTCGATGTTCCGACTATCCAGTTTGCTTTCTCAGGAATTCTTTCCTTCGGCGCATATCTTACAATTCCGAAGTTTCCGATCTATATCACTGCAATTGTGGTGTCCATTGCTGTGAGCTGCGCAGTATCCATGCTTACAACAAAACGAATCGAAGCAAAGTAATATCTAAGTAACAGCACTCATTTACTGACAGGAACCTTACTCGGGTTCCTGTCGCATTTCAAGAAGGGAGTTTATCAATGAACAGTTATTATCCGATGCTCTTCAGCCCTCTGAAGATTAATAATATGGTTCTCAGGAATCGCGTTGTATCGACACCGCTGGGAATGAATGATATCAGCGAACTGAAAGGCCCTGCATATGTGATCAAGGGAAGTATAGCAGTTGATGCTCCTAATTCCTTCTGGAGCCCGGAAGACTATGCATTCAGCCGGAAAAAGGTAGATGGTCTGCATGACTGGATCATCAAAGCACATGAGCGAGGCATGAAAGCAGGTATTGAAATCATTCACTGTGGCAATCAGGCACGTGCATATGATGGCGATTATGTATTTGGACCGTGTGACGGAACAAATGATGAGGGCTATCCGATCAAGCAGATGGATGAAAATGACATGCAGGTCGTCTGTGATGCTTATGCAAAGGCAGCAAGAGACGCGATGATGCTCGGATTCGACATTATTTTCCTGCATTTTGCGCATGGATGGCTCCCTGCTCAATTCCTTTCTCCGCTTCATAACCACAGGACTGATGAATATGGCGGTTCGCTTGAAAATAGGGAAAAATTCCCGCTTATGATACTTCAGGCGGTCCGGAAAGCAGTTGGCCCGAGATTCCCGATTGATATGAGGATATCAGCGGTAGAGCATGTGGAAGGTTCAATTAAGTTTGAAGACACACTTGCTTTTATCGGGATGGCCAGGAAGTACATCGATGCTGTTCAGATTAGTTGCGGCCTTGATAAGGGCTTTGGCTATAACGGAAATGTCACGATGTGCACAACAATTTTCGAACCGCATGAAATTAATGTCGAGTATGCAGGCGAAGTCAAGAAAACATATCCTGATCTGGTCGTAGGAGTAGTCGGCGGTATTGAAACGCCGGAAGCAGCAGAAAAGATCCTGTCTGAGGGCAAAGCAGATCTGATCGCAATGGGTCGCTCACTTCTTGCAGATCCGGAATGGGTTGAGAAAGCCAGAACAGGCAGATCCGATCAGATTCGTCCCTGCGTGAGATGCCTGCAGTGCTATCACATTTCGACTGCTTATCGAAACATCGGATGTACTGTTAATCCTCGATTCCATCATCATGCATACATTCCGAAGAACTCTGAGATTGTTAGAAATGTTGTTGCCAAGAATGTTGTTGTAATTGGAGGCGGCCCTGCTGGAATCAGCGCTGCTCTTGCGGCAGATAAGAAAGGAAATCATGTCATCCTGATTGAAAAAGAAGCAGAGCTTGGTGGAATGATCCGTTTTATCATCCGAGAGCATTTTAAAGAGGATATGCAGGCATATTATCGATGGCTGCTGAATCAGGTAGATGAATCAGGAATTGATGTCAGACTTAATACTGAAGCAACCCCGGAGATGGTGAAGGGACTGAATCCAGACTATCTGATTGTTGCGGTCGGGTCGACACCGAAGAACCCGCCGGTCAAAGGCCTTGATCTTCCGCATGTGCATGACTGCCTCAGTGCAATTAGTGATTATGACAGTCTGGGAGAAAGACTAGTCATTATCGGCGGGGGTTCCATCGGAAGCGAAATCGCACTTGGTGCTGCTGAAGTTGATGGCAAGAAGGTATCAATCATTGAGATGACGGATACCATTGCGGCGAATGGAAATATGCTTTACAGAGTATCAATGAAGCAGCATATGGATCGCCTTGAAAATCTGGACCTGTATACAGGATCTGTATGTCAGGAAGTGAGACCCGATGCGGTCGTGGTCCGCAAAGGTGATGAGATTCTTGAGCTTCCATATGATGATGTGATCGTAGCGAGCGGAATGGCTCCCAAGACTGACCTTGCAAATTCATTCTTTGGAATTACAGAGGAAACATTTGTTGTGGGAGATGCAAGTTCGGTTCGCCTCATTCAGGAAGCAAACCTTGAAGGAACGATGGCGGGATTGAGAACCGAATAGTCTGAACAGAAGAAGGGCAGAATCTACTGTCCTTCTTTCAGTCAGATGGAAAGTGAGGAGATAATGGCAGGATTCAGAAAAGATTTTCTTTGGGGCGGAGCAATTGCAGCCAACCAGTGCGAAGGTGCATGGAATCTCGATGGGAAAGGTGATTCAGTTGCAGACCATGTGACTACAGGAACAAACAGCATTCCAAGAAGAATTACAGAACAGATTGAAGAGGGATCAATCTACCCAAGTCATGATGCAATTGATTTTTACCATCATTACAAAGAAGATATTTCATTATTTGCGGAAATGGGATTTAAGGTATTCAGATTTTCAATTGCATGGACAAGGATATTTCCGACTGGACTTGAAGAAACACCGAATGAAAAAGGTTTGCAGTTTTATGACAATGTAATTGAGGAATGCAGAAAGCATGGAATTGAGCCGCTTATTACCATTTCACATTATGAGATGCCTTATGAGCTGATCAGAAAATATAATGGGTGGTACAGTCGCGAACTCATAGGTCTTTTTGTGAAATACTGCGAAGTGATTTTTGAACGTTTTCAGAATAAAGTGAAGTACTGGCTGACGTTTAATGAAATTAACAGCGGAACACAGCGTTTTGGTGCTGCATTGTCATTGGGGACTGTTAAAGGATATAACGGAAATTTTTCTACAGTATCTGATGAACCTCAGATCCGCTTCCAGGCACTTCATCACCAATTTGTTGCAAGTGCAACAGCTGTAAAGATTGCACACGAAAAGTATCCGCAGTTCAGAATTGGGAATATGATCTGTTTTCTGACCAGATATCCATTAACATGCAATCCTGATGACCTTCTGAAATGCCAGGAGGAGATGCGTATCTTAAACTGGTTCTGCGGTGATGTTATGGTCAGAGGCTGTTATCCTTCCTATGTTCGCAGGTATTTTGAAAAGAATGGCATCAATATTTCAATGTCTCCGGACGATGAAGAGATTTTGAAGGATGGGACGGTAGATTTTTATACGCTCAGCTATTACATGTCTAATTGCGTCACAACAGAAAAGAATGCTGAAACAATCGGTGGGAATGTGATTTCAGGAGTAAAGAATCCTTACTTAAAAGCAAGCGAATGGGGTTGGCAGATTGATCCGAAAGGATTGCGCTGGTCATTGAATGAGATCTATGACCGTTATCAGATACCTGTGATGGTTGTGGAAAACGGACTCGGTGCGCGTGATGTTCTCGCAAAGGATGGTAAGATTCATGACAGCTATCGGATTGATTATCTGCGTGAACATATCAGAGAAATGAAGAAAGCTGTGGATGATGGTGTAGATCTGATAGGCTATACGCCATGGGGATGCATAGACCTGATCAGCGCATCTACAGGGGAAATGGCTAAGCGATATGGCTTTATCTATGTAGATAAAAAAGATGATGGCAAAGGAGATTATTCACGAAAGAAAAAGGAGAGTTTCGAATGGTATAAGAATGTAATTGCTTCAAATGGTGAAGAACTAGAATGAATTCGGAAGAACGATATTTCAAGATGATCTTTCCAGCGGACCATATTATGCTGTAAAACTTACGCCGGCAATGCAGGGAACATTTGGAGGAATAAAGATCAATACAAATACAGAGGCATTAAAAGAAGATGGAACTGTTCTTAAAGGTCTTTATTCAGCAGGTGAATGTGCGGGGGGGGGACGGGATGTACGGAGCTAACCCAGTCCCGACAGATCTCGTATTTGGCAAACTTGCCGGGGAAAATGCAGCAAGCTATGCTTTAGACCTGAATGATAGTTCAAATCAATAATCAAGAATTTGTTCCCTTTACAATGTGACTATATTGAAGAAGTGTTTGGAAAAATCTAAGGATAGTGTATAGAAAATCCGAACTTTAACATAATTGAATAAGATTACCAAACAACAACAGTTTCGATAATCCAGTTACATTAGCAAGAGGAAATTCAAAGCATTGTATATAGGGCATGAGTTTGAAAGACTAATGCTTTATTTAAGGCTAAGATCCGTTGAAATGTGGCTCTCCAGGCAAAAAATACAGTGCTGGTCATATATTCCAGTGCGCTTGGGAAAAATTCTTTGTCAATTCTGTACTTCTGAAGAAGTAGAATTATTAGTGACAGACAGTGCGGCTGATGCCAAGATGATTGACTCACCGCAGAAAAGCGGATTCTCAGTTGCAATTGTCAAAAAAGCGCCTCAATAAAGAATCTTGGCTGGCCAGAGATAGAATTTCACTGAAGAAGTTAAGAATTGATAAGCAGCACCCATAAGCATAAATATAGTTGCAAAGAAATATGCAATACAACTATACTATTATGCATGTGAGGTGAATCAAGTGCCGATTAAATACATTATCAGCGATTCTGGGGTGATTCATAAGACCAGCGGGCAGAAAACAGAAAAGGGTGGAAATGCTGAAGATCCCGACAGAATCATTTCCTTTGAATTCAGCCCAGCAGCCGGGCAGGAAGCATTAACCTGCGAAGCAGGGGAAGATGCCACTGCATCTGATCTGGTCCTTTCTTCCATTGCAATCCTGCTTGGAGTTTATCAGGCGCTTCGCCGCTCTTCCGGGGGAAGAGGATGCGGAGATCATGAGACAGCATATCACGTCCCTGGTGAACAATCCTGACTTCTGGAGCTATCACCAGCATCAGGATGATGCAATTGATTTTACCGATCTGAAGATATTCAGATCATGATGCAATCATACAAATAAATAATATTTCGTGTTATCATTCTAATTGATAAAGATACTCTTTAAAGGCTCTGCTTTCTGCAGATGCGTTCCGATGAAGCTCCGCGTTTCCTGAATGGAATGCGCGTGATCTGATCGCCCGGTTCGGGCTGAACTTCATGGAAGCTCTGTCACGCAGGATTCTGCTGAAGAAGGGTATCTTTTTTGTGTTTTCCGGAATGTCAGAAGTATCGGAAACTTTCCGGGTTACGCATCGATGCCTTAAGGAGGGGCAGCAGTTATGGGTGCAGCAAACAACGTTCAGCTGATTGGAAGAATCACGAGAGATGTAGAAGTCAGAAAGCCGACGCATGAAGGGGGACAGGCGGCGGCAAGCTTTACCCTTGCGGTGGATCGGGATGTACCGAAGCACCGGTCGGAAGGGCAGCAGAATTCTGCTCCGACCGCGGACTTCATCAGCTGTGCGGCATTCGGCGCAAGAGCTGAGGCGCTTGCAAACTACACGGCAAAAGGATCGCTTCTCGCAGTCCATGGTCACATCCAGACAAGGACCTACAAGTCTTCGGAAGGAAGAACCATTTATGTGACTGAAGTGGTGTGCGACAGCATCCGGTTCCTGGAAACAAAGAGACCGCGCACGGACCAGCAGGCATCAGGCAGTGAGGCCGGTCCCAATTCACAGCGTCCTGTCAGTGCAGAAGCAGCGAATGTACCTGACCGCGGCCGATCCTATGAAGGAAAGCGAAGCGGAGGCTATCAGCCTTACCCCGGCTCTGCTTCTTCTGCAGGAAGCTCCGGAGCGCGTGATCAGAGCTCTGCGGAAAGCGGCGGCTGGAGAGGCTTCAGCTCGAATCCGGAACAGGAAGCACCGTCTTCACATCCGGGAGATTCCGGCCGCAGCACAGGAGCCAAAGATCCTTATCCGGCGTATCCGTCGGGCTTTGAGAATGATGATTGTCCTTTCTGAAAAGGTGCAGGGATCCTGCGCTCAGAAGAATCATTCAGAACCTGAAGAGGGAACAGAAACACACGCTGTTCCCTTTCTTTATAGCTTTGAAAACCAGAAAATCCGCTGCACATGCATGGACGGCGGATCACTGGCATTATGCAGAAATCGATTTGAGAACGATATGAAACTGGAGAAGAACTTATGAAGAGAACACATGAATCTATGACAGAAGCCTGGTGGCGCAATACAGGGCTGAACCGGTTTGCGGATGCGGTGACGGATCTTTTTGATACCGCGACGGTACAGACCTATGCCGGGCGTCTTCAGATCCCGCTTGGCAATCTGGAGATCGGTGTACCGGAAGGGACTGATCTTGAAGTGCTCAGTCAGTGCATCAGCCAGGATGGCGTTCCGGCAGTCGTCTGGCACTATTCCTCAGAGAAGGGGGATGCAGATGTGATTGTCCGTATCCGTCAGAGAGGATCCAGATGATTGAACTGTACAACCGCCTGGTCCTCACTCAGAGCCAGAATGAACCGATCAGCGTCTTTTCTCTCGATGAAGTCCGGGAAGTCAGAGACTATAATCCGGATCTCATCAGGAGATCGATTGCCGGAAGTGAGAGCACAGCGCTCGGGACGCACCTTTCCGCGATTCATCCGGTTTGGGGCGTCATGAAAGGCGAGTCCTGTGCCTTTGCGTTCCTCCATGATCCTGAACTCAAGGGTCTTGGCGGCTGGGCAGTGACTTCAGACGGCAGCGTCCTGGTGGATTACTGGGACGGACCGGCCTCTGCGTACCAGCCGGATCGGAAGGACTACCGGGAATTTCCGCATATTCTGATGAAATTTGCCAGTGACGGGAGCGTATCGGCAGTCTGCGTGGACCGCTTCAAGGCAGGCGAACGGTATATTCTCGGCGATCGCTTGGACAAGAAGCGCAGATCTACCGCGGCGCTTCTGTACGGCCTCACGATTGCTTCCGTGTACCGCACTGATCCTTCCTGGAGCAATGAGCAGCAGTCGGCGCAGTTCAAGCTGGCTGACGCGTTCAGTTCAGCGCTTCTGCATGAAGCTCCGGACTACGCAAGCCTGGCGATGCTGAATGCAGACGTCCGGAGGCTTCTGAAGAAGAACGATCCGGATAATGCACGCTACATCGACCGGGTGAACGTGTTTTCGATGAATCGGATCAACCTTGATGAGATTCCGCTTCTCGATCTTTCAGAGAAGTATGAATTTGCGGAGGACACCATCCATGGCGACATGAGCAGGTTCATGGACGAGCGTCTTCAGGAGATCGAGGTGCCGGGAAAGAAGAAGGCGTCTGCCGCTTCGCTTGCCGGGAAATATGACCCGGATCCGGAACGCATCTATACCAGAGAGGAGGAATCGCTGATTCCGGTGATCCCGGAGGACTACGTGATCCCGGACAAGCTGGAATATGCGGCAAATCTCTACAAGGCTTCCTATCATTCCAGGCATCCGTTCCGCAATTTCATTCTGCGGGGCGAGCCGGGAACAGGAAAGACGATCTGGTGCAGGATCTTTGCTGCAGCGATTCATAAGCCTCTGGTCACGTTTGAGTGCTCCACGGACACGGAGAAGCTGGATCTGACGCTGAACATCATTCCCGATGTGAGCGGAAAGAAGCATTTCTCGATGGACTTTCATGACTTTGCGGAAAACATGCCGTCCCCGGAAGAGATCCTGCTTGATCCGGAAGGATCCTATGAACGGATCAGCGGGGAACCGAAGAAGGACGCTTCCGGCAGAGATTGCCAGGAGGCGATTCTAAAGGCATTTGCAGAGGCGGATGAAGGAGCCTCGGGCGGCTTTGAAAAAGTGTATTCCACACTGGTTCAGGCATTTCGAAACGGCTGGGTCTGTGAGATCCAGGAACCAACGGTGCTGACCAGGCCGGGTGTGCTTGCAGCACTGAATTCGATGTTTGACAGCTGCAGCAGCGTGCATCTTGTCGATGGGGAATACATTCAGAGAAACAAGGATGCAGTAATCATCATGACGACGAACGTGGACTGCGAAGGATGCACCGGGCTGAATCAGTCCGTGCTGTCGCGGTTCACGCCGATCGATCTGGAACGGATCAGCGAGGACGAGCTCGTAAAGCGCATTGCTAATGTGACCGGCTATCAGAACTTTCCGAAGCTGCAGCTGATGGTGAAGACCTACAGCAAGTGCAGGGAATATGCCTTCGAGAAAGCAGTCTCGGATGGAGCAATCGATGTGCGCGCGCTGGAAGACTGGGCAGCGGCCAATCTGATCAATGGAGACGTCTTCGGAAACGGAAGAAATCTGTTCATTTCCAAGACTTCCAATGATCCGGATCTGAAAGCTGAGTTCATGTCATGCCTGGAAGCGTACTTCCGACCGGGCGACTAGAAGAAAGACGGGGCAGGTGAGAAAATCCTGCTCCGTTTTTAAAGAAGGAGAAAAACAGAAATGGGATATGAAGCAGAAATCCGCAGAGCGATTGCGGAAAAGAAGACCGAACTGGAAAAAGATGAACAGTTCTTCTCCAGCGAATACTATTTCCGCTTCCTAAGGCAGTATGTGACGACAGCGCTTGGGAAGAAAGCACCGAAGGGACGCGTGGAACTGGAATGCTTTGCAGAGCGCGGAACCGATCGTACTGCGTGGACGGAAGGACACACGGTTCACGTCAACACGAGAGGACCGCTGATCCGTGATCTTTCGACGCGGATGCTGCAGCACTACAGCATCATCGGGCACATTGTTCATGAATGCCTCCACATCCTGCTGAGTGATTTTTCGGCGATGAAGGGATGCGTGAACGGAATTCTCCAGGCTTCGTGGTATGAAACACCGAAGAACCCGGATGCAGAACAGGTGCTGGAAGATCTCAGGCAGAAGCCTCTGAAGCGGAAGCTCTGTGCTTCCATCTGTAAGGAACTGATCAACATTCATGAAGACGGATTCATCGAAAATTACGGCTACGTGCTGTTTCCAGGCGTGTTTGCCGCGGGGATCCATGTGATGGATGATCAGCTGTTTGAAAAATCCGCAGCCGTGGAAGACATGCTTGCAGGCGTGAAGCGGGGTGATGTGCCCTTCATCAGCACAGTGATGAACTGCATGCTCCTGGATGCGATGCATTACCCGGAGAAAAGCACCGGGGAAGCACTGGAAGACAATGAAACGGAGGAACTGTACGATCATCTCCACAACCTGCTTGAAGCATGTCGCCCGTATACGGAAGCATTGCGCTGGGAGCAGAACGGAGGAGAACGCATGAGGCTGATCCTGGAACTGCTGTGCGTGCTGTATCCCGTGATCCCGGAGGTTGAGGAGCCGATGGGGCATAGCGCTGGCAGCGCAGGAACTGAAAGCCAGGGAGAACGTACTGGGGAAAACGCGGAAGAGGGGGAACACGGAAACAGAAGTAAAGGGTCTTCCGGGAACTCCTCTGGAATGAAATCCGGAGAATCATCCGGCCCAGCGTCTAAAGGACAATCCGGAACACCATCCGAAGGATCATCCAGAGAGCAGGAGGGAGCTTCCTCCGGGAATCCTGGCCGCATGCGTGCAGGATCACCTGCGGACGGCCAGGCATCATTAGCATCCTCGACAACTGGTGAAGCAGGTCTCTGTCCAGGAAACTGCGCCCGGGAATCTGCAGGAACTGCTGCCGGATCAGGTCAGCCATCCTCAGAAGCTGCGCTTGCGGAACTGTTAAGCAGCATCTCTTCCGCGATGAATCAGGCGATGTCCGCAGAACCGAAAGGAGATGGGTCCCCGGACAGCAGCACTCTGCAGCAGGCAGGAATTCTGAATTCTGAAAGCTCTGAAGCATCGGGACCATCCGGAACTCCTGGGCGATCCGCAGCCGCCCAGACAGCCGAAGCAGCAGAAGCTGCGCGCGAAGATGCTGCACGGAATGCATCAGAACAGGAAGCCGCGGTTCGGGAACTGAATGCTGCGATGAACCAGATGATCAAGGCGGATGCGGAAAGCGCAGCTGAGAACATGCATGCGGAACATCTGAGGCGGGAGGCTGAGGCCATCCGCATGAAAGCACTGCATGAGCACGGACTGGAGAATGCGGGCTGGTGCTATGAAGTAAGCCGGAAACCGGAGCCCAGCGAGCAGGACATCCAGAACTATCTGGATGATCACGAGGAAGTGCGGCAGTGGTCGGAGCCTTCGATCCGCATGCTGAGGCGCATCCTGAAGGAACGCGAGGAATCAGGACCGGCGAAAGGATACATGACGGGACGGTTCAGCGCACCGTCGTATGCCAGGAATGCATGCCTGGGTGGCGGAAACTGCTTCACGCGGAACAGGCTGCCGATCGGAAAGCCGAAGTGCGCATTTGCGCTCTGCATCGATGAGTCGGGATCCATGGACTTTGGCGGAAAGCTTACAGCTGCGCGGAAGACCGCGGTCCTGCTGAATGAAATCCTGAGTGACATGCAGGTGGCACACATGATCTACGGACATCGCGACAGCCGCGGAACCTGCCAGCTGGACGTGTATCACGATTTTGAGGAGCCAGACAAGAAGGACCGCTATCGGCTCGGCGGAGTCAGCAGCGATGCGAGAAACCGCGACGGTGCGGCAATTGCATATGGCTGCGAGAAACTCCTGAAGCGGCCGGAAACACAGAAGATCCTGATTGTAATTTCAGACGGGCTGCCGACGGAAACAAGCTTTCATCCGGAGCTGGAATATGAAGCGGATGCTGCAGCAGTGGCCAAGGAGTATAGCAGGCGGAAGGTCACAATCTTCGGTGCAGTGATAGACGGAAACGTGGAGCGGATTCGAAACATCTATGGGAAACACACGATGGACCTCACGGATCTCAGCAGACTTCCGCAGGAACTTGGAAATCTTGTTTCAAGAGTTGTAAGGGACAGCAGATGAAAATTAAATCAATAATAGATTAGTAACAGGAATGGTCAGCCAATTTGAAGGCTGGCCTTTTTTACTGTGACGAATAATATCGATGGATAAACTTGCAAAAAGATTCAAAGATTCGGAATTGCACACAACCAATTGGACGCTCGCATTTATGACAAAGGATATGGATGACCCAAGTAAGATTGGCACCCCACTTTGATTGTGTTTTACACTTTAGAAAGCAGTGGAGTCTTCCGCCAGGAAGACCCTTGTCCCTATTTCATGTTATAGGCGCGGATACCCCGTCCATAGCTGTTAAGCTTGGGCGGGGAGGAAGCACCATCCTCCTTCCATTTTAATGCAGGTCAAATCTGCCATCTTGACTGATTTTCCGGTATTTAGAATTACGCGGGTTCCATTGCAATGAGCACCATTGACAGTGAAACGCTGAGACCGAAACAGAATCGCATCCCCAGGCTGATATGAATAACGCTTCTTCCGAACTGATGTGCGTCCGGAAGAGCACTTATTTCCTCGATAGATGCGCTGATTCTTGTCCGAGCGTCTGCTTTCCCTGCGATTTGTCCGTCCACATGAGAGCACAGCGCCGGACTTCTTGGCGCCATCCCGGATATCGATGTATTTTGCATCGTAGAACTTCGCAAGAATCCGGTTGTTGCGGCGCTTCTTCTGATAGATAAGCTCTGCTGTCCGATGCCTTGGATGCAAAGATCCAATGCAGTAAGCATCGTTCGCATGCGTCTTTGCAAGATGCAGCGACTTTCTGGTTACAGAGGTCTTGGCACCATACTGGTTATGGATATCAATCTCTTGGTGCTTCAGCACCAGTTCCCGATATATCGCCCAGCGCACGGTGCTCATATAGGTTGCTGCGGCCAGATTGGTGCTCTGCGGCTCCAGACCCCAGAGTGCACCGCCCGGCTTGTGGTTCTTTGCTGTATGGCAATGCTCACAGACCGTAAGTAAATTGCTGATCCGATTGGATCGATATTCCTTCCAGAATCCGATGTGATGCGTATGCAGAATCACGCCATCTTTGACAGATTTACCACACACCTGACAGGTGTAGTGATCCCTGCTGAACACTGCTTCCCGTTCGGTCTGAAACAGATATTTCGATCCCTGCTGATAGTCCTTCCCTTCCGGGAGCGGCTTACCGTCTGCAATTGCCTGCAGAAGCTGGGTGTCGAACTTTCCCATCTCGAATGTCGCTGAGGTGATCGGCATAACTTTGCAGAACGATTCGAACAGGTTGATCTGGTTCTCCTTGCGATGCCGCAGGGAAGGCGCCATCTCCTGGTTCTTTCTGGACCGGTTGTCAAACCGAGGTTTCCGGTACCGCTTGCGATTCCGTCTTGTACGACGATACTTGCGGCGATCGTTATGCCGCTCTGTCTCATTGCTCAGCATGTCGTACTGTGCATGGACAAATTCGTGCTTTTCAGACTTGATGGATACGCCGACATGCTGATAGCCTGTATCACATGCATACTCAATCGGCTGTGTTTTCCCCTCCTCCCGGTCGGTTAACCGGATCGTGAAAATCGGACGATAGCATTCAATCGCAGCACGTCCGCTCTTCAAGAGCTTTCGTGCTCTGTAGTTTGAAGTCGGCATCAGCTTCTGACCGGTGCTCGATAGTACTGCAACAGACATTCTCTGATGCCTCCTTTCTGCGGCTTAGCCGCTTTCTTTGTGCCCCGTTAAGGGCAGCTTACGCTTTCTGCAGTCGTATAGACCTGCAGCATCTCGCACTTACGATCACGAAGATCGCAGTAACGGTGGTCCACTTCGCCAATGTTGTCCGCTGGTCGAATGCATCTGCTGTACGCCTCCTACCTCTCAGAGGTTTTTAGCAGCAGATCCCAAGAGGTCTGGACTTGTGGAGCATCCAGACGTAGCACAGCAGCAACGTAGTGCCCGAAGCACTTAGGCTAATCAACCAAGCTCGAAAAGCTGTAGTAGCCTTTCCAAGCCCCGTCTATAGTCCGCTAGGACTTAGGCGGGGTAGTTGACTGAATGCTGTTATTTAGATCAGCAGGTATTTGGCCGCATTTCTCATACATTCCTTTCTTCTGTGTCTATCTTTCCTTTAAGCCTGTACCATGTGCTTCGAGACATCCCGAGATCTTCCCAAGAAGCGCCGCTTCTAATTGCTTCAATTTCCTTCTTACCATACTTTGAATTTCTTCCTTCATGGTAACCAGGCTTCTGACGCGCGATTGCTTTTCCTGCCTGTGTTCTTTCAACTATCATATCTCGTTCGAATTCAGCAAACGCCAAGACGACATGCATGATCAGCTTTCCCATCGGCGTATTATCTATCAATCCCATATTGAGAACATGCACGCTGATCCCACGATCCAGTAAATCCTTAATCTGTTTTCCTCCGTCATCTGCATTTCTTGCAAAGCGATCCAGCTTAGTGACAACAAGAGTATCTCCAGTCTGAAGCTTGCCCAAAAGCGAATTAAACACCGGGCGTTCCATTTTTGTCCCGGTATATGATTCTAGGAAGATATTGCTTTCTGAACATCCAGCATTCTTCAGCAGTTCAAGCTGATCTTCAAGTGAATTTCCTTTCGCTGCCTGACCAGCAGTGGAAACGCGAGCATAACCATATAACATTGTGAATATCCTCCGATCGGTAACAACATGCTTTAAGAAGTTGGAATTATGTGATGATTTCTATTTTCTCTGCCAGAAACCACGAAAATAGCAATGTTTGAGGCTCTACAGTGCTGCAAAAGGCGGAAAACAGCCTATTATTAAGCCTTTTTCAGCATTTTAATTATATATCATTGTCTCATATCTTAAAAGTTGCGAGACATTTTTTCTAGTTTTATTTTGGTATTAATTAGTTATACTATAATTATTCATTTAAAATATCGAAATAATTGTACAAATAAGCTATCTTCATGAATATATATATTTGAAAAACTGGTATTATTAATACTAGAAATATGGAGGCATTTGATCATGACAGAGGCAGAAAATAAGGACCTTGTAGATAAGACAAGCGGTAAAAAGCAGAAAATGCTGTCCATGGCTATGAAGGTAGATGAAGCGACGGCATCGGAATTCCGGAAGATAGCTCGGGAGTCGGGAATGGAACAGGGGACACTGCTTAATGCGATGATTGAAAACTTCCGGCTGAATGAGAATAAAACGCTCTATAAAGAACATGCAGAAGATATCCAGACGGTACAGGATCTGATGTCTACCATTCTCTATAAATATGTTGCCCTCCTGGCAGAAAACAAAGTTTCTGAGGAGAAAGCAAAGGCCAAGCAAGCTCAGGAAATTGCTGCGCTGAAACAGCAGATTGAAGAGCTATCAGCATCTTCAAAATTATTTGAGAGTGAACATGCGCTTCGCATGGAGCTTGAGAGCAGAGTGGCAGAACAGAGAAACAAATTAGATTCTCTTCAAAATCAGATTCAGCAAATGGCTGCACAGCATACCAACGAAATGGATGCCCTGAGGAATAAATATAATGCTGAGCTGGTTGAGCAATCCAGGAAATACGCTGAAGAATACCAGCGCTTCCTGAACGCGAATACTGTGCGTCAGCAAGGATGAAGAATGCTGACTGAGTGTAAGATTATTAGCTTTGGAGAGAGCGTTAATAGATTGGCTCAATGAACCATAGTATCAGAATGATACTTTGGCTGATACTGTGAGGGAAGGAAGAAGATCTCCATTGTCATACAGCCTATCAATGAATACTACCGTTTTGAGATACGGAACTCCGTTACAGAGCGGGAAGATACTGAGAATCCGGATCTGGTATCCCGTAAACATTCACCCGGACATGGATATGGTGTGAAGAGTGTAAAGCATATCATAGAAGAAAACGGAGGCACGATCCGATTCAAAATTGCAAATTCTGTCTTCATCTGTACATTTCTTGTGCACGCAGCATAACGGCGTAACAGTTCCAGCAACTTTTCCGCTATAATTTCCGCTGTTTTCTGGAAAAAGGCTTTACTAAGCCATAATTTGAACATCACAAGTTCCGCCAGGGGCACCAACGGGGAATACGGGGAATTGTAAAAACGGCTCATATATCAGCAGAATTTCAATTAAGCTGATTGTGAAGCCGTTTTTTATGTGTTACGAAGTGGAACCAACTGTAGCGGAATGGAACGAAATGGCATGAACTGGAACGAGATTTCCGCTGGATTTTCCGCTGTGTTTCCGCTGAGATCAGGATGCAGAGACTACAGCAGCAAATTTCCGCTGCATGTTTTCCACTGTATTGAAAGTTCCTGTGCGCAAGCACAGTTCCAGGGGATTGGGGATCTCCCAATAAGCCGTTTGTGGGAACACAAACACCGCTTGCGAAATGATATCATATTGACTGGGTAAAATCTCATGAGACTGCCCTACGATGAATCGCAGGACGTTGTCAATATCGGGATTATTGGTTAACATTAACTTGTTCTTACGGAACAGGATGGAGTTTGACTTTGCCGAGTGTGGACTCCATCTTTTTATTATGAATTGGCCGTATTTTCCTTCCGGGACCAGCATAACAGAAAGAAAGGGAGCCTTACCAGACGTTACTGACAAAACTCCCACCTTAAAACACTTTGGAACGAAATTTGATGACTGTATTTCAACACCTCATGTAAATCTATTGCCTGCGGGTATCCTCATCTAATTCCAGATATCCCAGAATTTCAATAGAGCTGATTGTGAAGCCGCTTTTTATGCGGCACAAAGTGGAATGAACTGGAATGAGATTTACGCTGTTTTTCAGCTATATTGAAGCACCTGCGCATATAGCTGCCCAGTGGAGGCGTAATCTATAGACGGAAACTAAACTAGGCATGCCAAAAACAAAACCACAGTTAGGTGTATCCAACGATAAAGGATGAATACTCGCAACAGTTGTACACATTGATATTTCAATAGCTTAAGGACGAAAATCGGCTTTAATTTTACCGATTAGCCATCCAAATGACCGATTAGCCCAAATGGATTGAAGAAGCCAGCATTGATTGCTATTACAGAAGTGCAGCTGCCAACCAAGTTTGTGACTAGTCAAAAGAAGGAAAATATGAAAGGAAAGCTAAAGACTATCAGATTGATTTCAGTGATCGTTTTATCATTACTATTCAGTGGTGTGGGTGTGCATGCACAGGATATACCAGAAGATAGTGGATGCTTATGAAAATAATGAGAAGAAATATCACATTAACTGTATTGTTTGCATTTTTCTTGGCTTAATTTGCAGGTTGGTGATCTAGCCTAATAGGCAAATAGGTCAGTAGCCTTCATATCGCAGATCCTGAAGAAGTCTGAAACGCCGTTGAGCACTGTTTTGACCTTCAGCAGTACCTCATCGGCATGCATTCCTGCATACTTTCTTACCATTACCAGCAGTGCAGCATATCTGTTGATGTACTTCGTTGCCACTCCTCTGTACCCACGGTTCCATTCATCAATCTTGGAATGGAAGGAGTTAACATTGTTCAGGTGGTCGATGGAAGTATAGGACTTGTGATCACCGAGAACTCGGAATTCGCAGTTCTTCCAAGCAAGGACTTTCTGATAGGCAGTCTTGCCATCAATCCAGACAAAGCTATGCTCTGCGAAGTTCGGACCAATCTTAGCAATGTCCTCTGCTTTCGGAGTAGCCATGTTGGTAGCTCTCAGTACTGCGTCTCCTTCTCTCTGGACTGCAGTGACGAGGCATACCTGTTCATCGGAAAGGCCACGCTTTGAGGCTTTCTCTCCTCTGTGGCGCGGCTTAACATCTTCTCGTTTCTCGCCCTTATGGCTGTTCAGAATATACTTCTCGTCCATCTCTATCTCGTTTGAAACCACAGTTTCGCTGGCAATAGATTCCAGAGCGTGCAAGAACTTCATCCGCATTCTCCAAACAGTATAGGTACTGATGCCAAGATTCTGAGCGGTCGTATGAATCGGAACCTGCTGAAGAGTATCCTTGATCAGCTGATCCCATTTGGAACGATCCTGCTGGGAATAGTAGGTAAGCTGTCCATAGTCGACCACAGTTCTGTGATTGCAGGAATGACATAGAAGCATCTGCTTTCCAGAGTTGGCTCTGCCTCCTCTGGTCCAGTTCGGAGTCTCAGAACCGCACTTAGGGCATACCTTGATGCAGTAACTCTGAGAAGTCTTATTCAGGATGGCACAATTCTCCAGATCAGACAGGAGCTTATCCTTCTGATACTGGTACAGACTGGAAAACATACTGGTAATTTTCTGAAGATCTTCGATATCTGACATGGTTTTCTACCTCTTTATACAGGTAGTCTAAGCTGATATCCCATAATCACTGTACCTCATCAGGTACAGTGCTCAAGAAAATCACCAAGTCGCTAATTAAGCTTTTTTCTTAATGGGATGCAGTAATGCAAGCACCGGTATTGTGGAAATCTCAGAGCCCGTTTCTTCCATAGCTACGTCCCGGATTGATACGGCTGATCTTGTTGTGATCAATGAACATCCGGATATGAGCGGCTACCAATGGTTGAATGACGATAATCCCGCTTTTGCCACTATATCCCTGCAAGAGTCTGTTCGTGTTTTTGCTGAAGGAAAAACTGCAGTCCTTTACTATGGAAGAGAAACATGTCCATGGTGCCAAAGAGCATTACCTGTGTTGAATGAAGCAGCAAAACAGGAAGACATCATCATATGCTACATTGATGTTGGGACAGGTTTTGTGGATAACAATCAGGAAATATTACTTGATTCAGCAGAAGGAAAAAAGATTTATAACGAATTGACCAGCTATATCAGCAGTACCTTCACGGAAACCGATGAAGAAGGTAACCCTTCATTTCACATACCTCTTGTGATTGCAGTCAGGAACGGAAGCATTACAGACAGCCATACTTCTTTAACTGAAGATACAACTGTGACCACAAGTGATATGGATCTCAGCAGTCATGAAAAAGATGAATTGCTGCAAATTTATAAACAATTGATTCAAAGCGCTTTGTAACAGAGAGGATAACAATATGTTAAGAAAATTCAAAGCTGCATTGATTTCGCTGTGCCTATTGATTGGCGGTGCAGGTGCGATTCCCATGGTTTACGCTGAAGAACCAGCTACTGATGAAACAATAATCCTGAGAGCTGTTGTACGGCAAGTATATAAAAAGATATCGGTTATAGGTGGTTATGCAATTGAACAGGGTTACTATTATCTCGATTCAAACGGTAATGTCTATGATGCAGATTTAACAATCAGTTCAGCTACCAGCGGTTTAAGTGTCTGGGGACTTGAAGTGAGTCCCAGCGGTCCCTATATCTACATTGATTTTTCCTACAGCGGTCCTTCAGGAGGCGCAACAGTATTTCATTACCAGATTGTATAATTGGTGCAGGTAGCGACTTGATTTGAATAGTTAAAAATTCTATTAGGAAGCAATCAGTACAACATGCTTACATGGATAATATTAGTTGTTTTGACAGATGGTCATCCCGGATTGATTACAATGAAGGAGGATATATGAAGCTGAAAGCAAAGGTATTGCTGATTCTTACATTGTTCTGTGGTTCATTTACAACTGCTTATGCAAGATCTGCGCCATGCCCTGATTGCGGAAGAATGACAGTCAACACTGTGTCAGTTACTGAATATCATTGGGAATGGGAAAACTGCACGCATGGATATCCTGGTCATCAGGATAATGTTTATTACAAGTATGTGTACAGTGTGAACCAGTGTTCAGCATGCGGGACGGTTGTATCGAAACGTGTTGTTTCAAAAACAGAAGTGATGAGAGCACATGATCAGATAGGAAACTAAAACAAATATAAGTCTTGCTGGTAAATGGCGTGATGTATCAATTATCATAAGCAAATTTCAAATCTGTCAAAGAATGTACTTAAGAAACTCCCATTACTTAATACAGTTTGAACAGTTCACCTACGTCTTTATTTGTACCGGCTACCTCAGAAAATTGGAAAACAATTGAATGTATGCAAGAAAAAAACAGTAGCATATTCCGGACTGTTAGCGGCGGGTTACTTCAGCCACTCCGGGGCGGAAAAGTTCAGCCACACTGAGTCAAACGATTTTAACCAATGTAGCTTTGCACTGCTTATTCCAGATTCCTCATTGACGATGCGGCTCAGCCCCTAAGAATCCCGAAAGATGGAAAAGCATTGAAATAATGCTTATGTACGGCTAGACAGCCTACCTTAGGGGCTACTCATCGTCAATGAGTTTTCCCGGCATAAGGCAGTGCAACAATTTTTTGCTGAAATCGGTTGACTAAAATTGGTTGGAGTCTCCCGTCCCTCAGATGGTTAAAATCTCCCGTCGCGAACAGGACTTCATAATTGAAAAAACAAGTATGAATTCATTATGAATGATGATTCCGGGAGCATACTTTACCTCTACAGCAATGGAATGATAAAAACGGTAGCGAATGGAAAACGTGGTTTCTATTCCTGTAGCAGTTCGGGAATAATACTGGAAATATGCTCAGATGCAGTAAATGAATATTTTACGGTGATCAACAGGACTGCGGCTGATACAGCTGGTTAATGAATAGGACAGAAAGTTATACAAATAAGTAACCGATTTTGGATGCTACTTGTATTAAGATATGACAATTACATAAAAGGAACTAAGAATATTATGAAGAAAATGATAAATGTATTTCTTTCCATTGGATTACTGCTGTCGTTTAATATGATGCAGAAGGTTGATGTCCATGCTCAACAGAATGCGGACGGTTCGTGTTGTAATATTGCTCAATTTCCTCTTGTTGAAAAGGTGGAAATTAATGAAAACGGAAATGTTGTCAGATTATATGATGATGGTGCGTATGTGGAAATAATCAATGAAAACACAGTCATCGTTCGGGACTACAAACATGTACTAAGTGATGACGCTTTTGTCAATGCAACATCATCTTCATGGCAGAACATAGGTGTAGCAATATTAACATACATTTCTTATGTGTTATCGGGCTGCCAGTCAATACAGTACCTGACTGGGCATGATATTTGCAGAATCGTATTGAACTACATTACAAGCAAGGATACTGGTTCATACAGATATCTGCTGACAGGGAGATACATTCCAGGATATATACCTGGTTGTGAACCCAGGGACTCTTTACCGTGTAACTCAGGTTATTGGGAATATAAGGTGGTTCTGCAGTAAATGAAAAACAAAAAGAGATGGGGATTTTTCTTTATAAAGTGTTTGACGTTGCTGGATGTTACAGTATTGAACCTATTAAAGCAGCTCGTTGAAAAATGTCGGATGGACATTGCTGTCACAGTAGTTATCGTTGTGGTTTACATCCTGGTGATGGCAGTTGTCACTGATAAAGCGCTGCGGAATATTATGGGAAATCAGAAACGGGATATTTGATCCTGAATTGAACTTCGGCGGTATTTCTGATCTGAATGACAGCGGAGTGAAAAATAACAATGGATATGAATTGCTTATCGGTTGCCATCATAGATGATTGCAAACAAGACCAGGATAGGATCCTTGGTCTTGTTCATAGTGCTTTCCCTAAGGCTGCATGCATGGCTTATGGCTCATGCAGTGAATTCCTGAGTCTGCCTTGTTATTGTTCTCTTCTGCTTCTGGATATTGAGGTTGGTGAAGAAGATGGAATCCGGTTCAGCAGGGACCTTTCAGCATATGCTTCCTTCATTGTCTTTGTGACGTCCATGAAACAGTGTATGCCGGATGCCTTTGCGCCAAAAACGGTTGGCTTTCTTCTGAAAACGGAAAGCAATGAAGTGTTGATCGAAAAACTCAGGGAAATCAGGGAGCGTTACCTGCAGCCATCCATACATGTTCAGACAGACCAGGGTGAACTGGAATTGAATCCGGATATGGTTCAGTATATTTCAAGAGTGGGAAGGAATATTGTCCTGTATATGAACCGTCAGCAGAATTATGTGCTGTATCACGAGACAATTCAGAGCTGCATGGAGAAGTTTCCTGAATTGTGCATGATCAATCAGTCCCAGCTTGTGAACCTGAACTATATCAGAAAAATGGAAAATGATTTCCTCATGCTGTTTGATGGTACGGTGCTTTATCCCAGCAGACGTCAACGCAGGAAAGTTCAGGAAGCATATCTTCGGAGGATTGTATGACCGTTTCTTTGCTGTGGATCCGGACACTGATCTGTTCCTTGCTTTCTGTTCTGCCATTCCTTCACGTCAAGGATTTCAGAAGAAAAGAACTGTATGTCAGCATCATCGGCTCCTGCATGATCCTTTATGTCTGCGGCTTCCTGGAGGACAGAATTCCTGAATTTGAACTGCTGCCTGCATACAGCATTTATCCGGTGCTGATGTGGATCCCATTCCGCTTCCTCAGCAGTCTGCTGCTGGTGACGATCCGCAGCCATGCATACATCTACACCATCATCATTGTGTTCGGCTATCCGGCAGTCTTCCTGTATTTCCTGGATACGAGGGTCATTTCCCGGAAGCAGCGTCAGCGCGAGCAGGCTCTTGAACTGAATATGCATCTCAGCCGTAATGCGATTGATGCGCAGATGAAGCAGACGCAGGAAATCCTGAAAGACAGACACAGGCAGAGAAAGGATTGCCTGACATTGATCGGAATGCTGGAAAGCAATGAGATCAATCAGGCAAAGATGTACCTGCAGAATGAAATGATCAAAGAAGATGCTGTCCTGGTTCAGGGCAATGAATATCTTGATGCAATGATGCGTTATCTTCAGGTTGAATTCCCATATGTGGTATTTACGGTCGAAGCTGATCTGATGCCGGGAGAAGGGGTTGATTCATCGGATCTTGCCATTCTTGTCATGACAGTGATCCAGATTCTGCTGCCGGAAGGAAAATCCTCTTCCGGGATCATTACAGTACATATCAGAAAACAGGGGGAGATGGCTGTGATCAGGGTTCTTAGGGAACATCATGAGAAGACTGGAAAACCAGCATCCATTGACACGGAAGAGCTTGCAATTGTAAATCATCTGATCCGCAGATACCATGGCTTCTCGAACAATGGCTATGCAGCAGGCGACGTACGGATTGCTCTGGACAATACCGTTCTGACATCCTCATGACCGAGTAGACAGCAGCTCTTTCATAACAGCAGGATTCATGGCATGGTAAGCATGGAGGCAGCATATGATGAAAGCAAAAACGAAGCGAATGATTCTGATCATCATCCAGTGTGCATTGATCGCCATCTGCATTTCCTATTTCAAGCTGAGCAATGAAATTGCCAATGTCAGGTATTCGGAAAAGGGCGGGCATTACTTTTACTCCGACGGTACGGTTGAAGATGCACCGAATATCTATTACTACAAGGAATTCGACAATTACTTTGCAGTGTACCACGGCAAGCAGCTGACCTACTATGCAGTCAGCCCCGGATATACGAAGGACAGCAGGTATGTCATTCTGCAGACCACCAGATGGAATCAGCTGTTCGGGAGAAATACCACGAAGATCATCCCGATCACTCATACATACACTGAGGTTCCGAAGGTGAAGACAGTCTTTATGTACAATGGTGATGCCGCACCTCAGGAGCTGAATGAAAACTTCAGACTGATGAACGAGGATACTATGGTTGCATTGAACCAGTTCACTGACGGTACTGCTGCAACGAGCAAGTGATCATGAAGGTGCATCTTATGATTTCTGGAACCGGACCTTTTCAGCTATTATTTCCGCTGTTTTCTGGAAAAAGGCTTAGCTAAGCCATTATCTGAACATCATAAGTGCCGCCAGGGGCACCGCCTATGAATATCGAAAAACGGCTTCATTATCAGCCCTCTGCGGATTCGCTGATAACAAAGCCGTTTTTTATGTGTTACGAAATGGAGCCAACTGTAACGGAATGGAACGAAATGGCATGAACTGGAACGAGATTTCCGCTGGATTTTCCGCTGTGTTTCCGCTGAGATCAGGATGCAGAGACTACAGCAGCAAATTTCCGCTAATTGGCTCTCGCTGTATTGAAAGTGCCTGCGTGTCAGCATAGTTCCGGGGGATTGGGGATCTCCCAAGCAAGCCGCTTGTGGGAACACAAACACCGCTTGCCTGATTTCAATACTGGATTCTGCTAGGGGGTTGCAGGCAATCAAGCACGGCAAACCAGGAGTGAAAATATACCGGAATGTTTCCGAATAACTTACTTCGTAATGATTTCTTAGAATTTACCAATCACAAGACATGGAAATGATCTCAAACTTTGCCAATCAGCCCTCAAAATGACCGAATAGCCCGAAAAGATTGAAAAGACTCACATAGAATACTATTACTGAAGTGCAGCTGCTAAGTGAGTATGTGACTGGTCTAAAGAAGGAGAATATGAAAGGGAAGTTAAAGACTGTCAGTTTGATTCCAGTGATCGTTTTATCATTTTTCTTCAGTGGTCTGGGCGTAAATGCACAGGATGTGCCGGGTGATAGTGGGTGCACAGAGTGCACCTATGGGTATTCTGACGAACATCATATTGATTATGATGCAATTGAACAATATACCTTTTATGCCGATCATGCTCGAGATTATTATGATGAGCAGGTTGCTAAGAATCCATTCTCAGAAGGAACAGATATACAGCATGTTCTGAGAAGAGCCAGTGTTACAAAACAAGGATGGGCCGGGAGCAATATCACAAGATACTATCAGGATGATTACAATGATCTTCTTTGCCCGAAGGCAAGACCACTGGGCCCAACTATTAAGAGCGCAGGTTGCGTAATCACTTCATTTTCCATGATTGTAAGTAAATATGGAATAGTCTCCGATCCTTTGAATACCAGAACGGTTATTAACAGAGATGCACCTGGTACTGAAAATGCATGCTCTTTTCCTTGGTTTGATGTTGTGAAGATTCCATTTTTCAGTAGTCTGAAAGCTCAGGAGATAACAAGAACAAACTGGGCAAGCGCTAATACTGTTATTGAAGGAGCAATTCTTCAAAACAGACCTGTAATAGTATATATGACACATCCGAGCAAGAGCCCGCATGCAGTAGTAGTCTATGGTTATGAATATTATTCGGACGGCGGTGTGTTTCACTATCTGTTCAATCCATCAAAAGGAGCTGCAGGAACTCTTGAAGATTATAAGAAAGCAGGTTATTCGATTAACCGGATCATGGTGTATTACAAATGAAATACAGTAGGATATTGTTGCTGTCAATTCTGTCGGCTTGCTTGATTGGGTGTGGTGCAGAGTCTTCTGCTTCAGCATCCGTAAGTCCGGCTGAAGAGATATTGGAAGTTTCTCCTTCACCTGCTGCGTCAGCTACTGCTGCTGCAACAGAACAGTCAGCAGAAACACCAACTGCTGCAGTAATTCCTGACAATGATGCTGTAATATTTACTGTCAATGAGGATGCTATAAATTCCACCTATGTGAGCATGGATGTGAATGAACAACGTTTTCCAGAGTATATGACAGCATCTGTAGAGAAAGAAGCAGATGGTTATGTGTACTTCAAAGTAACAGATACACGCGATAGTGATTCTGTTGTCTTCGGTGTCATGAAAGAACTGAAAGACCTGGAATTGCAGATTGCCGGGGCAAATGATCCGGACGATCCATCTAAGCCTGTGGTCTTCATTTCGCTGAAATTCCCTCAAAGCCTTGTCTATGAGAGCCAGAATGGAACGAGCAAATACGGAATCAATACATATGATAGAAACTTCGGATCTATAGACGGAATGGATTATCAGACCTTCTGGATTGGCAAACAGGATGCTGGGACAGGAAAAGGATTTACACCTGTGGGAGAACAGGGAGACTGGCGGATGACAATGAATGATGGATATTATGAGTTCGTCAATTCATCTGCAGATGTATCTGCACAGGAAAAAGATGAACTGAAAGAACTGCATTCCATGTCGTATATAATATTGCCATCGCAGCCATAATCAGTAACTGTGCAAGTATAACACCTCGGAAAGCACCCCGATGACTGCTTTCCGCCTATAATCCTGTCAAAAAATTGAAAGGTATGAAAAGCACTCAGAAGTCCGATGAATAAAGGACATTCTGAGTGCTTTGATTTTGCGGCGATATTGCGTAATTTACTGTTTCCTGGTCTTCTTGATGATATTTCTCACTTCAGCTTTTGACAGGACTTCATAATCTGTATGAAATCCGAAGACTTCATGGAGGTCGTCTGTAAGATCTGTCCGTGTATAAGAAGGAATGTATTCACAGCCATCCGGCATTACAAGCTTCATCTCTCTGAGTGCTGAGATGATTTCACTGCAGGTATATTTCTCGCCAAGTTTCTTCTCCAGGATCCTGTAGATCAGTAACGCCAGATAGCAGGTGAGGAAGTGTGCCTTGATTCTGTCTTCTCTGGAAAGATATACAGGTCTTGCCTGGAAGTCTGTCTTCATGATGCGGAACGACTCTTCAATCTCCCCTTTTTTATGTAAAGATTGTCATAAAAAAGGGAAGGTTGAATCAGCGAATCGGTTTGTAGACTGGCTGAAGCCATATGAGAACGAACTGAGCAGCGAAGATGATCTGATCCGGAAGATCTATGAGTTCAACGTTGATGTGAACAACGCAGTCAATCAGACTACGGGAATACCGCTAATCAAACTGATCAAAAAAGAAATGGAGCATCTCCGTCCTATTCCGAACAAGGTCCTTCTCACAAACTATGTTCAGAATGTAACGACTCAGGAAGTGCCTTCAACGCTTCTGGTCAATTACAAGCAGACTGGATACTCCGTCCCGAAAGAGTTCATCGGAAAGAGAGTCAAGCTGATCCCTGCCGGCGATAAACTCTACATTTATTATAACAATGAGTTGATCGCCCTCCATAACATCACCGAAAAGAAGTTCAGCTACAGGCCGCAGGATTATATTGATGGCTTCCGGGAGGCAATGCCAGCAGATCTGAGCGATGAAGAGATCACCAGCCGTGCAGAAGCCAACCTGGCTTATTCGATCAGTTGGAGGAAATGAAACATGAATGAACAGGTACGCACTTACAGCCAGCTGAAAAATGATCTGGAACGGCTGAAGCTGTCTCAGTTCAACATTCACCTGGACGAATATATCGATGCCACACAGAGCGGTGACAAATCGTTCACGGAAGCCATGAAGGATTTGTGCGATCTCGAGCTGCGGGTACGGGAAGCACGTATTCTGCAAAGCTGTGTCAAGACAGCGAACTTTCCGTTTCAGAAGACACTGGAAGATTTTGACTTCTCTTTCCAGCCTACCCTGAAGAAAGAACAGATCCTTGGCTTCAAGGACATGCGGTTTATCGATCAGGCACACAACATCCTCTTCATCGGATCACCGGGAGTGGGAAAGACTCATTTGTCCGTATCCATAGGGATTGAAGCAGCGTATAACCACCGCAGTACATACTTCATCACATGCAATGACTTACTTCTCAGGCTGAAGCGGGCGCAGCTGGAAAACAGGCTGGAACAGAAGCTTAAGCTTTATGCCAGATATAAGCTGCTGATCATTGATGAGGTTGGCTTCCTGCCGCTGGATGAGGAATCATCCAAGCTCTTCTTTCAGCTGATTTCAATGCGATACGAAAAGCACTCAACGATCATCACCACTAATAAACCATTGTCCCAATGGGGACAGATCTTCGGTGATCCGGTCCTGGCAAATGCAATACTGGACCGTCTGCTGCATCACTGCTCTGTAATCAAGATCGTAGGTAAATCCTATCGTACAAAGGATGTCCAGAAAGAACTTGTATCAGACAAGTCTGTCACTGCAAGATAATGACAGCTTTACAGAAATTCCATGAGAATGAAAGCAGAGGTGAATCACTGGTGCATCAGCCATAAATACCCATGTATCACTGAAAGATGCACTGGTGAAGCACCGTAAAAGAAAGGAGGAAACAATGGCTGTAAAACAAGGAAACAGCAGAATTTCTGTGCTTCTGGATGTGGATGAATGGTCATACCTTGATATCCATGCATGCTGGGAAGGCAAATCAAAAAGCAGATATCTGGAAGATCTGCTCAGACAGGATATGGCTAAACGGGAAATGTATGATGATCCGGAATTCATCCTGAAGGAAATCCAGTGCCTGCTCAGCAGACTGAAGCCACAGATACATGACCTGGAAGTAAGTGATGGGTAAGTACAGCTGTGCCATTCTCTGTAATGAGCAAAGATTTTCTGACATCACAGACCATAACATACCTCTGGTTGAAGCAATGCAGGAAGTGGTGAATTCTGATTGCAATATTTGGTAAAAAAGTACTTGCAATTATCATCTGTACCACATGCTGTCTTTCAATGACCGTTACAGACAGTGGATGGGAATCCTGGTGGGCTTCATAGCGGTGCTGTTTTCATACTTAATGCGACAGCAGAACCTGTATATCGGTTTTATCTCATTTCCGCTGTTTTTCCTGTATATAGTGTTTCTTCATTTCTTTTCAAAAGAGGATATCAGGTCAGATTTTCTGGTTCTCGTCATTGCGTTCGTTATCGTCATGATGATCGATGCGGTATGTATGACAGGAATCGAGTACATTGTTTTCAGAAATAATCCGGATGTGCCTTATGATGCAGTAATGCCTGTCGTCATGATGGTTTCAGATGCAGTGCTGTATCTGGCATTGAGAATGATTGTACAGACAAAGAAAAAGTCGGATCTGTCTGTCAGCAGTGTTGCAGAACCAGGAACGCTGGCTATGTACTTTCTGATCTTCATCATTTTCTTTTCCTTCAGCCATTTCACGTATCAGAATGAGAGTCACAGTTTGTATACCATTCTACTGCTTTCAGCATTGATCCTGGTGACGATCTGTTCCTTTACCCTTCTCCTGAGGGAAACAAGAAAGAACATGGATCTGGAACAGCTGCGGCTGGAAAAGAGAAAGCTGGAAGCACATCTTGTGAATACAGAGAAACTCATAGGTTCTGCAAAGCGGATGGAAGCTGAACGCCACGACATGAAGTATGTTCTGCTGGCGGTGAAGCATGAGATCCATGAAAATAATCTGGAACAGGCAGAAAAGACAATCGATGAACAGATCAGAAGCGTGAAGTCCATTGAACCGGTAACCGTGACCGATAACCGGATTGTAGACTACTACATCAACGACTGCAGAGAGAAAGCACACCAGCAGGGAATAGAGTTTGTAACGACAATCGATGAGAGAATCTCCGTCACTTTAAAGGATGAGGAGCTCAGCGCGGTACTGGGAAACCTTCTGGACAATGCTTTGGAGAACTTTATAACTGAATATGATCGGAACAAATAAATGCCCTGTTTGCGGGGAAACATATTTATACGAATACGAGATTTGCCCGGTATGTGGATGGGAGAATGATCCGATACAAATGGATAAGCCTGATCTGGAGGGAGGTGCAAATAGAATGAGTTTGAATCAGGCAATAACCGCATACAAAAAAGGTGAAAAATTGAAAAAGAAAAAACTCAACGAAGATGTAATAGTAAAGTGGTCCCTGTAGAAAGGACAGCACTCTGACAGTGCTGAGGTCCTCCTGCAGGGGCCATTTTTATGGGCAGAAAATCCAGAAAACGCAATCCTAAAACTGATTATGTATTCTTCTCTCCAGAGGAAATCCAGATTCTCCAGGCTAATCCGAATGTGAAATTCATCCGGACGAATCACATCGCATTCACCTATGAGTTCAGATGCCGGATGTATGACTGGTATGTCTCTCATCACGAGATCCGCAAGTTCCTGGAGAACAATGGAATCTCCACGAAAATGATAGGGAACCAAGTGATTAAGAAACTGACTGAGAATTTCAGAAAACATGGTCACCCCACCAATGGAAATGGGCCTTCGATTTCTGTTTCTGCGCCGAAGCTTTCAGAAGAAGAAATCCAGCTGCTCATTGACACCGGAGTATTCGTCAGAGCTCGTGGCGGCATCTCTTTTTCAGATGCGTTCGTTAAAGAAGCGATAAGGAGATATCCTGGCACTGACCTTAGAACGCTTCTGAAGGAGCACGGCATTGATCCGAACCGGATCGGTTATCAGAGAATCCATAGGCTTAAACTCCTTCTGGAAGGAAAATTACCTGTTACGGGTAAATTTTTCCGTTCCGATGAAGTGATTTCTGAACTGAAGAGCTGTTCCTGGGTCAGAACAGTCACCCGGAAAAAACTTTCCCTCCGATCAGAATTCTATGAATGTGCTTATCTGATCAGAGACCTTCCGATTCTGGATGTACTGCAGGTATTTGAGATTCCTGCAGACTTGCTCAGTGCGGGAGAACTGATGCGGATTCGATATAAGCTTCTGCACTGGAAGCCGGATCGTGTTAACAGAAAGGTTCATCTTGCCGCTCTGGATCTCAGCACCGCGAAGAAACTGTGCGAGCTGATGGAGAAGATGGAAGAGAGAAAAATGAGTGAGCTAAGAGAAAGCCTTCGTATTACTTCTCCTGAGACTCTCCGGAAAGTGTGTGATCTCATTCATGATCAGGTGAAAGCCTTCCCTTACGTCAGAGGATTCTCGATCAGCGGTGCGTGCAGAATCCTCGGCTTCAGCCACTCTCGCTTCTATCGTCTGAGATACTATGTTTCCAACGGAAAACAGCGTCAGGATGAGAAAGACATTGAACGGATCAGGAAAGTGATTGAATACCGCGGATATCCGAAAGGAACCCGCATGGTGACCATGATGATGCCGAAGCTGCAGAAGACGGTCATGAACCGCAAGAAAGTTCAGAGGCTGATGAGAAAGGCCGGACTGCTGTGTACGGTCAGAGCACCGAAGAAATCCAGGCAGGCAGCCAGAGAACTGCTTCAGAGGAACCGGAAAGAGAATGTGCTGAAGCGCAGATTTCGTCTTGGGAAACCTTATGAACAGGTCATGACAGATGTCACCTATATCAAAGACTGCCGGGGAAATACTTCCTATTACTCTCCGATCAAAGACAGTGTTTCCGGCCTGATTCTGTCTTCTGCAGTAAGCGATACACAGGATCTGAACCTTACTGATGAGATGCTGAGCGGAATCATGAAAGATCAGGATCAGAATACCGTCTGTTCGACAGGAATGGTATTTCATTCCGATCAGGGGGCACTGTATCTTTCCGATGCGTTTCAGAAGAAGCTGAAGAAGATGGGATTCGTTCAGTCCATGTCACGGCGTGGAAACTGCTGGGATAACGCATCCATGGAATCCTTCTTCGGGCATATGAAAGATGAAGCTGACTTCTCCGATGCCCATGATACGTCTGAGATCCGGCAGAAAATCAATGACTACATTGACTATTACAACTTTGAACGGCCGCAATGGAACCGCGGCAGAAAGACACCGATGGACTTTGCCGTCTATCTGAACAATCTTTCTGAGCAGGAATACCAGGAATACCTTTCCAGGGAACAGGCAAAGTATGACCGCATGATGGCCAGGTCTGCAGAAAAGGCACGGAAGCACGCTGCAGATCTTGGTGCTGTGATACCATCGGAATCATAG